AAAAACTTGGAGAGGACTGGCGTCAGCCTTTCATTGAAGCAGAAGCAAACTTGCGACGGCTGGGCTTTCGGGAGATTTATACTCCTGTGAGCATAGCTGTCGGAGTTGAGGCTATGTGCGAAGCTCTCGGACGAAAGGCCGAGTATGCAGACTATATGAAGGCTGATTTGGAAATGCTTTTGAAGTGCAAAAGTATTTTAATGCTTAGAGGCTGGGAAGGCAGCAAGGGTGCAACGCTTGAGTATCAGGTAGCTGACGCTCTGCACATGGAGAAGATGTATGAACGTTAAAGGAAAGATAAAGATTACGTTCACAGGTGTCAGTAAGATTGATTGCTTCGGGTATGCCTTTAAGGATGAGCAGGAGTTTAAGAGAGCTTGGATAGCACACATTAAAAGTATGAACCTTTGTACTGTATTTGAGGTTGAGAATGAAGAGAAAGAGCCGGGTTTCCCGGACTTACTGTTCATTAGAACTGCAACACAGGAGGCTAGGTTTTACGAAACTAAAGTTGCAAGAAAAGGCGGTGTGTTTAAGTTTGAGCCTACGCAACCGCGATTTTACAAACTGCATCCTGAGCTAAAAATACAAGTCGTCGTGTGGGATGCAGAGGAAAGAGTCGTATATCTTGTAGATGCGGATAAAGCAGCTAAGGCTGCCCTTGAAAAGGGCCGTGCTACACCAAAGGGAATATATCTGAACGTAAGGGAGATATAATTATGGGACAGAAGTTTGTTATCGTAAATACAGAAGCATTTTCAAAGTCAGGATTGAAGACAAAGAAACAGTTGTCTACAGACGACCTTCCGCAGGTTGTTCAGACTTTTCTTTCTGCCTGCCCTGACCCATTCATCGTACTTGATGAAAGCTCACGTATTAAGACAAATACACCAATGGTAGAAAATAAAAAGTCTACCCGCACACGTCTTATCAAGCTGCTTTCAAAGTATGGTGAACGTATGGCACTTACAGGTACACTCACAAGCAAGTCACCTCTCAATATGATAGACCAGTATCAGTACCTGAATAAGGAAGCTTTCCCGGAAGGAATGTTTGCTCTTGCAGAGCGCTATTGTATTATGATGACACTTCGAACCCAGCGCGGAGCTCGCGTACTTCTTCCTGAGCACTCAGGAAAGGAAGACCGTAACTCTTGGTGCGGTATCAGAGGAAGATTATCAAGAGCATATTCAATCGGTGGACTTGGACGCCTGTCTCTTTCTATGGACAGTATATCCCGTGAGCTTGGGATTTCACGAGAAAATCTTTGGTGGATTATATGTCATAAAAAGTACAGACCGTTCAAGAGCATTACACCACTTATGAAACGCTTTGAAGACTGTACAGAGATTGTAAGTCGCGAAGACGCTTTTGATACTTCCCTTGAGAAGTATATTGAGCACCCTATTGTCCGCAAGGTAAAGCTTTCAGAAGAAGCAAAAAAGCTGTACACACAGCTTGTAACGCTCGGATTTACAGATAACTTGGTTTTAGGTAAGGCCGCAGCTATGGAGCTTTCTCAGCGCCTTATGGACGTGTGTAACGGATTTGAGCCTGTCTCTTCCTGCCTTTCCTGTGAGGAAGAAGGCGCTCAAGACGGTATTCTTCACAATACCTGTCCACTTCATGCAGAGTGTAAGAAGCCTAAAGCTACTTACAATCCGCTCAAGGAAAATCCAAAACTTGAAGCACTTATGGAGCTTGTAGAAGAGATTGACCCTGAGGAAAATCAGATTGTTATTTGGGCCTGCCGTACAAACTTTATGGAGCTTGTAGCACAGACACTGAATGAGGCAGGGATAGCTACCTGCTGTTTCTCAGGTCAGCAGAATGACAAGCAGAAGAAAGATGCCCGCGAGGGATTTATGGAAGGCCGATACCGTATCTGTATTGCCAATCAGCAGTCAGCAGCCTATGGTGTAAACTTTATGAAGAACTGCGACTATACGATTTATGCCTGCTCCAACTCTTCAGTTGAGTATGACTATCAGAGCCGCAGACGTTTCCTGCGTGGTATTACAAGACGTATGAAGTATGCCTACAGACTTTATGTTGAGGGTTCAGTTGAAGAGCGTATCTACTCTTCACTGGATTTGGGTGATGACCTTATTGGTGAGACAAACAGTAAGGAAGTGTTTGAACTTAAGGAGACAGCTTAATGAGAGAACCATACGAGTATCAGAAAGGAATTATAGCACGCTCGATAGAACGCCCGTTCACAATGGTAAATGCTGCCTGTGGTACAGGAAAGAGCCTTATGGCTTCTCAGACTGCTATTGGTAAAGGAAAGCCTACTCTTATCATCACACCTAAAAACGTTATGGAAGATTTTAAGGCAGAGCTTATGGCAGACGGAGTTCCGGCTGAAGATATCTTTGTCTACAGCGCCGCAGAAAGTCATAAAGACGGATATTTCAATGCACTGCTTGCTTGGCTTGGATATGCTGAAAAACAAGCTGCTGAAGAAGCTACAGAAGATATGGAAGAAAACGAGGTGGTATTCTAATGGTAAAGGAAAAGGTTCACCCGATTACAGGTGAAAAATACATCGAGGGAAAAAATAAAATAATCATGGAGTCAGGCATCGTGCTTACTCCTTCTGAGTTTGCACAGACTACCATGATGAATAAAGAAGAGGTCGGTGCAGTCATGCAGGAAATGGCAGGACGTGATGACCGTTTCAAGTATGATTACAAGTATGCTTTGACCACAGGAATACTCAGACACTATCAGAAAAAACCTGAGGGAAATCAGGGTAAAACAGTGGAAATTTCCCCTAAATCTGTAGAAAAACTACAAAAACCGAAAGTTGAGCGGAAAGTTTCTCCTGCCTTGATTATTCTGCTCGTAATGTGCACAGCGGGAATTATGAGTGCCTGTATGTCAGCATACCATACAACACTTGCTATGAGACTGTTCGGCAGACCTTTGGCTGTAGGACTTATCACAGGTATTGTAATGGTATTGTTCTCAGCTACGGCATTTACAGCGGCCCGCTGGTTCTGGCAGGAAAAAGGATTTGTCAGAGGATTTGCCTTTATCTTTGTCCTGCTCGGGGCTATGGTCATAGCCTACTCTATGATGTCTACGCTTGTAGTAAATTACAAGGCTTGGACTAAAGTAGAGGAAACTGAGAAAGTAGAGACTGCCGGAAACAGCGAAGAGCTTGCAGCTTACGAGGCACAGATTAAATTGAAGACAGAAGAGCTTGACGAAGCAGTAGCCACAGAAAAGGCTATTTCTGAAGAGGCCGAGTGGTGGAAGAACAGAAGCTGGAAGCGCTATGATGAGCTTTCAGAACAGCTTTCAGAGCAGAGAAAGAAAGTGTCGACGGTACGTTCGGAACTTTCTTCCCTGCTTTCTTCCAAGCCTCAGGTTGCGAGTAAGGTAGTAGAAGAGAAAGAGGATGTGTTTACATTCCTTGCAGGATTTATAAAAATAAGTCCTAAAACATTAAGGCTTTTTATGCAGGCAGTACCGGCGATGTTCTTCGATATCATCGCACCATTTGCATTGTCATGCGCAATATATTTAGCAGAGAAGAGAAAAGAGGAGGATACAAATGTCTAAGGAAAGAAAGAGACGTAAGGATGCAGTCGGTTATCAGTTTGACCTTTATGGTTGTGCTGATTATTTAATGAAGATTGACGGAAAGGTATATGCCTATGAGTCTGTAATCGTGCGTGAAGCAAGGAAAGTCGCAGGATACACACAGCCTGTGTACAGTCTTTATCGTGACCTGCATAAGTCAGCAAGCGGAAAAGATATTCACGGTGTACGTGCAATCTGTATTGAAGAGTTCAATAAAGAAGGCCACCTGTGCTCGGTAAACATGTACGCAAAAGAAGGTAAGAACGCGCTGCTTATGGAAGACGAGCTGTAAAAGAAAACCCCCTGCGGCAAACAGGGGGCGGTGGTGAGTAGTAAAATAATGAAACAAAATATGACAAGAAGTTTCTGATACTTATATCTTAAACCTGACTAGTTTATTTGTCAAGCTAGACCGCAGGGTAGAAGCGTGCTTCGTAAACCGTTTCTCCTGCTTCTTCCACGAGGATTGTTGCCTGTATGTCGAGAGATACAACTTCCCCTTTAGGGTTATACCAGCCTGAGAACTTCCAGCCTCTTGCTGTGTTTGCACAAAGTGTTACAGCTTTTCCCTGCATTGTGTCAACAGGAAGAACAGGATAAGCTCTACAGCCTGTTTCAAAGGCAACGGCAGGAAGAACCTTAGCACTGATTTTTGCAGGCTTTGAAACTGTTCCTTCAGATATTGAGACATTTCTGAAGATATTTGCAATAGGTGTTTCTTCCTCATCGACAGCAGCTAAAACACCTTTGATGCTGTCAGCTACTATACGATGAGACTTACCGTCAGTTGTTACAACAAGATACTCATATTTTTCCATGCTATACTCCTTTATATTTAAGATAACCTAAAAGGTTAGCCGTGCTTCTTTCCGTAAACTTAGCTCCGTCCTGCTGAAAGCCGTTCTGCTCAAACACGAGCAGAGAAGTAGGACTCAAGCGGCATATAACGATTGCTACATGGCCATATTTATTTGTCGGTGTTGAGCCCCATACAGCAACATACCCGTACTCAGGAACAGCTTTCTTTGTGAGCCGTGTAAAGTATTTCTTCTCTACAGGAAGGTCTGTGTACTTCTCATAAAGCTCCTTAGCTTCGTCTACAGCTCCTGTATGTGGCATATTAAGAACATCGTTACAATACTGACGGAATAGGTCAACGCACTGTGCTCCGTAAGCTCCGTCAAAGTCTACTTTCTTGCCACAATACTTTGTTAAAAACTGTTCAAACTTCATTTAATGCTCCTTCCTATATGATAAAGCTTACAGCAGGAATTGTCAAACTACTTTCGATAACATGCATTCTGTCACCTCAAATGCTGTAGCGGTGGCTTTTAGTGGTTTTGAAGTTGAAGAATATGGAAAAATCGGTACTAACGGATACTACGTAAAGTATGCAAATGGTTTAATGGAGCAGTTCGAAGAAAAGACCTTCCCAAATGTAACCCTTGCAGGCACTGGTGAAACAAAAGCAACATCAGTTAGTGTCACTTTAGCAAATGCCTATAAAACAGGTACAACTCCAATTCTTATTGATATTCACGTACCAAGTATAAGCGGAAGAACACCTGTTATATGGCTAAAGCAAGGTGAAAATAACGCAACCGAAACAAATGCTGATATTGTTATGGCTATATGTGCAAGTTATCCTTATAACCTAAACGGAACAAAATATATGCTACATACTAAAGGTTGGTGGAAATAAACAGATTAAGCAGCAGTTTTTGTATACTCAATGATAATAAACTTTACCGTTCCGCTATATGTTCCCGTCAATCTTGTTAAAGTTGAGTTATCCGCACTTAGTTCATAAACCCAAGGGTAATAAACACTACTGTTATTTAACAATCCACTAAAAATATAAGCGTCACTTTGTCCACTTACTGTGTTTTTGCATATCAAATTAATTACTTCACTTGTTGAAGGTATGCCTGTTTGAATTGTAGTGGGATAACCATTAACGTTAATTACTTTTCTGTAAATCGGTTTTCCGTCAATCCACACTCCGCCCGTTTTCTGCTCCGTTGTAGAATAGCTAAGGCTTTCTGCTACAGCATTTGAGGTGACAGAATGCATGTTATCAACAGTAACTTCGTCTACCGGGGCAAGCTGGTTTAAGATATAGTCCTGCTGGTCGTCAGGAAGTCCTGAGGTAGCTTTGATGATATAGTTTACGCCGACAGATTTACCACGGGTTACGGTGCCTTGTCTACCATCTATAATTGTATTTGCAAAACCTTTATTTGGTGTACTTAATGATTGACCTCGATAAAAGATATGCCCGCCTGATGAAGTGGTAGCTTGTCCTTCTGCAAGTGAGTTATAGTAATTATTATTTGCGTCAGCAAATTGTACTGCGTGGGTATGATTTTGCAGTTGGTCATCCTTAAACTCGCCAAGAGTATATTCATCGTGGTTCTGTGTTCCTGCCTGCTCTGTTGAAGGGTCTGTCTCAGTGCTGTCAAACACGTAAGTACCGTTATGACCGATACCACGCAAAGTAACTTCACGAAGGTCAGGAGTATGGTCATCACCCAAGAGGGCATACAAAGCTGCAAACTGAGCAGAGTCAAACTGAACACCGTTACAAGGAAGGTATCCTTCAGGAACCTGATTTGAGTAGATTGCAAGGACAGTACCAAGCGGAACACTTGCACCTCCTGTAGAAGAGCCTGCAGGGAGAATGAAGTCTGTTCCGTCAAAAAGGAAAGTTAGGGTCGCGTTATTGTCCCACTCACCGGCTTCTACATAGTCTCCGTCGGCGCGGCGCATTGTGTAGTTTGTACCGTTAATCTGAAGTTTAGGATATGTTGTGCTTCCGTCACCATAAGTGTTTGCGTATGTGAACTTTATTAAAAGAAGGTCACCGGCTTTAAGCTGGAATGTGTCTGTAAAAGAACATATCTTTACCTCAGAGCCTGCAGGGGTAGGACAACTTCCGATGATAGCCGCCCCTGTAATTCCGTAATCTGCTCCGCCTACGTTTATGGTGTTCAGTAAAGTCATTTTCCAGCTCCTAGAATAAAATTACTCCGACGAAAAATCCGCCGAAGAAAGTGGCAAAAGCTGCCACAATACTATTGATTATCGTCAGCCAAGATGTCTTTGGCTTTTCCAATAAGTTCTTTTGCTCGTCTATTATTTTCCTCTGCTCGTCGATTATCGTCTGCTTGTCCTTCGACAAGTCTTCGAGCTCGTTCAGTTTCTGCTCTTGACTCTTCAATGAGTTCTCGAGTTCGCTGTTCCTTTTCTTCGAGGCTTCTATTATTGTCTCCTGCTCGTTCGTTAAGTTCTCGAGCTCGGTCACTATCTTTGTCAGCTCCTCTCTTTCCGAAGAGCTTAGAGGCGTAGAACACCACAAAGGAAATAGCGCAGCAAATACCAATCCAAATAGTAGTACTAACTTTTTCATTCATTGTCCCCTCCAAGCTTCTTAGCAATCAGCTTTTTGATGTTCTTCAAAATCACATCGTAGAACAATGTTGATACAGAAGCTACTAAGGCAGCGTCAAGTGCCCACTCAGGAACAAAAGGCAGGACAGAGAGAGTGCCAAAAGCCACTGTAAGGATTACCCATACAAAGCCGGGAACTTTCTTCTGCTTGTCAAAGTTCTTAATCATTTCGACAACGCCGACAACTGATACGATATTTTTAGCCAATCCAAATGCTTCTTCCATTTATGCCGTCCTCCTTTTTATTTAAGACCAATCTTCGCAAGTACTACGACCAGCGCTGCTGCAATAATCGTTTCGATTACAAGCTTCGCGTAGGACTCAAACTTATCAGCTTTATCTTTAAGCGGTGCTTTCTGCAGGTCGTTTATCTTGCTGTCGTAAGTTTCTTTCATTTTTTCGAGCTTGATGTCAAGCCCGTCAACCTTGCGGTCTACTTTATTTATACTTTCTTTGAGCTCCACGTTGTCCTCGCTTCTTACTTTCTCAAAGCTGTCAAACTTAGATGTGAGGACTGCAACACTCTTCACAACCTCTATAAGTAAAGTATTATCTGACTGTCCGTGAACTTCTTCATCCTTCATAACGTGCTCCTTGCACCCTGCCGTCTAGGGTACGGCTTTAGATAATCTGCTCGAAGCGTGCTTCGTAGGTTATCACAGCAGGAACAGCAGAAGAAGAGGCAACCACGACAGCGGTTTCGGCATCTTCTGAGAGCTTAGTCTCACCCTGATACCAGCCCATGAAGTTGTATCCATCAACTGCAACAGCAGAGAGGAATACAGTATCACCGGCCTTTACAATTCCACCAGCAGACGGATAAGAGCGGCATCCGGCCTCATAACAGCCTTCTCCTGTTACCTCTGTCTTGAAAGCAAGAGCTGGGTCAGGAACAGCTACTCTAATCCCTGCAGCTACCTTCTGCAGGATACTTGGTTCAGTTTCTTCTGAAAGAATTTTTGCTGCTTCTTCCATAGTCTGAGAGTTACAAACAGCCTTAGCGCCACCTTCGTATGTAGCCTCATAGCTGTTAAGAAGTTTAGTTGACATATCTATCCTCCAATAATTTATTATAAGCCATAAGGCTTTTAATTACAACAATTCTGTGTCAGGCAGACGTAAGGTAAAACCGACAACATCAGGCTGATTTACCTTATACGTCACCTGCGTTCCTCCGACAGTTTCTGTGACTGTCTTATTATTATACACTGTGCACCTAGATGCTCCTATAGAGCTTATACTCTTACTAAGCTGGTGTGTGTCTGCACTGTCAGGAGTGACAGAGTCAGAGGTAAGAACATTCACAAGCTCTACGTGCATGTCAGTTCGGTCTACAAGACAACCACTGAAGAATACACAGAGTTTGTTATACAGCCAGTTCCACCACTTGGCAGGAGCTGTGTAGCCCACATCTACGCCATCTTCATAGTTAGGACTAGGAGGCTGCTCCTTAGCTCCAAGAGGGTCAGAAGAGTATATGTCTAAGGCCTGTTGCTCAAGTGTTCCTTTCATAATACCTCCTTACTGCAGGTACAGTGTTTGACCATGTACAACATTTATACATGGATGCGTTTCAGCAACTTCTACTTCGTCCTCGTACGTAGTCGTTGAATTTTGGCCACAGAAACTTATGCGCTTACCGTATTTGTTTACACCTTGTGCAGGCCCTGAGAAACTATATGTTGCACGTGTCGTTGTGACTGTACATTGTACCCATGTTTTTCCACCGTCAAATGAAGCTGCCCCCGGAACAACCAATGCCTTGTCATAGGCAGAGTAGAACATAAACTGCGTAGGGCTTGGGCTCACATACGTAGACACAAAGTTAGGCAGAGAATTATTTATAAGTGTGTAATCTGCCATGTTTGACGACAAAGCATTTTCAATACTATAAAGTTTAGTACGGCCAAAAGTACATATAATAGTATTTCCGATTTTACCAATAGGCCACATACAGTCGTTACCTTCATAGGCTAAAGGACTGAAATTAGTTCCGTCGTAACTAAATGTCCAAGGCAAAGTGAGCACAGTGTTATCTTTACGCAGCAATATATTATCAAAAGCACCGAGTATGTAATACTCATAGTGATTGTCTGATATCAGGCTGTCAATCGTCCCATCACTATGCACCATATACATCGCTCTTGCATAGTATGCTGTGTTATAGTTGCCGTCGCTATAGGAAGAAGCTCCTCCGACAGCGCCTGTGCCGTTACCAAAGCTTACACTAATACAAAATTTAATTGTGTTGAAACCAGCGGCTATGATATTGGTCATGGCCCCTGTCGTTCTGTTGAGAAGATAATTATTAATGATTGCTACTTCGTCAGAAATATTTCTAACATTGAAAGCTGTCCATCCACTCCATCCAGTGTCTATACCAGAGGCTCCTGTAGCTGTGCAGGTGTTGCCATCTGTTGTCTTGTATAAATCTCCATTAACGTCAGAGAAATACAGTGCATCATCAAAGGCAACAATCATTCCCCTGTTAGCGAAAGATGATAGTGGCCCTCGGCTATTTGTAAACACCTCTTCCCAGTTAGCGAGGTCGTAAGACCTTTTAACGCTTACTGTGAAGTAGTCATATAATGTAACTCTCTTACGAGCAACAGTACGCATATACCACATACCCTTAAAATATACTACACCGTACTCGCTGTATGTTTCAGGGTCTTCTCCGCCGCTTGTGTCCCCTTTGAACGGAGTGGCAGAGAACCAGCTTACTAAATCAACGCTATACATTAAAGCATACTGGTAAGAGACCACAAGTCTAGTTTGGCCTGCAGCAAAATATATACCGTTAACTTCAAACATGCGCTGTGTTGCGGTATATTTATATTCTGAAGGATATATTTTCGGGCCTATAGGATATAAATAGTAAACGGGCACGCCCTTTTTGCCTCGGGCAACAAAATTAAACATATCTCTAGGCTTTTTACTTTCCCATAGCCTAAGTGTATCTGCTCGTTTTGCATCTACAAATTCGTCAATTCTTGCGTCTGCTTTAATATCTATTGCCTGTGATAACTGCGTATCATCAGTACTGTCAAGAGTAAGACCTGCATCAGTCACTGTATTCTGCATTTCAGTCAGCATATCCTGTGCATCAGCATTTGACTGTATGAGACGTTTTGTCACAGCATTAAAAAGCCAGTTCCACCATTTAGCAGGAATAGTTCTACCAACCCTTACGCCCTGTGAATAATCTGTGCCTTCAGGTTTCTGCGTTGTAAGTGCGTCTGAGGCATATTCTGCTATAGTCTGTTGTGAAAGCTGTTCTATCATAATTCCTCCTAGATATGTGTTACGAGCATTGTATTAACAGCGCCCTTAAAGAACCTGTCAAACATTGACTGAAGTATCTGTACATTACGTACAGGAATTGTAGGCCCAAGCACTACATTAATAACATCTATGTAACCGTTATTATAACTTATATTGTAATCAGTACTTTCCAAGAAAACACCTAACAGCGTATCTACAGCATACAACGAGTCAATAGAAGCAGAAGTAATATTGCTTACAGCCTCTATCAATTTTCTGTACTGTTCAGTTGAAAGTACAACAGGAAAATCTATCTCGTTTCCTGTTCCAAAAACACCGTCTCCTTCCTGATAAGCTCTGTACACTTCTGCCCATCCATTGTCAAAAGTATACTCACTTACGTCATAATCATTATCAGTAAATATGAGGTACATACCACCTGATGGGTCTGTGAAGAGTTCAAAAAGCTGAAGCCCCATAAGACGTCCTATAAACCGGAGGTGTGGGGTGTCAGCTGTTTCAATACTCAGTGTCTTAAAATACTGCGCGTGATAGTCTAAAAACATGTGCAAATAGTTATAAACGGCCTTGATAAAAGCAGAGATAATCGAGCCGTTAAACTGTCGTGCGACATATTTTCTGTCAGGTTCCTTATACAAGATTGCCATACTTACTCTCCTGTAGGCCACTCAACCGAAATACGGGCAGCAGCGATAAGACCTATATTTCCCTCGTTAAAGTTTGTTGTGTCACTCCAAGTAGTTCCGTCTGTAGAAATCTGAATACCTGTAATCTCAGGGAAATTAAGATTAGCGTTAATGGCATCAATAACGTATGCCTGAGTATAATTGGTTCCAATCTCACGAGAGTTTGACAGGTTCTGAATAGCTGCCCTAATCTCTGCTATACGCTCAAGTGTTGCAGGTGAAGTAACACTCACACGTATATATAAATCAACAGCCATAGGTGTGTAATAATTCAATGTAAAGTTCTGACCATTACCGAGTGTTACTCCCTGCTGACGGGCTGTGCCGTCATCGTAAGTCTGCGCTGTCATGTGCTTATAGTATTCTTTTGCGATGTTATCTGAATATCCCTGAATGAAAACTACAGCCCGTTTTGGTGGGACAGTTTTTCCTGCAAGTACCATATCTGAGTCATAGTTAGGGTTATATAAAACAACTGCTCTTGTAACACCATCCAAAGCGTTCAAGCCCTGTGTAGCACCGGTGAGAGGAGAGATAGACTCATTTGTCATAAGACGGGTACGCAGGGAAGAAATGCTTTCAAGGCCGCTTCCCGGCTGAGGAGCAGAGGAAACAAAAGTGTCGAGATTTTCAACCTCTGTTGTAAATCCTGTGATGGCTCCCATTTCAAAGTAAACAGGGCCTGTGATAGTACAAATCAAAATTACTTCGGCAGATGTCCCGGCAGGAATATCAACAGCATAGATAGGATTAAACTGATATGTCTCACCTTCATACTCAACCTCAGCGATAAGGTCTGTGGTAATTGAGCACACGCCGTCGTTTGTGGCTGTAGCTGTACATACAACGGTTGTATAAGAACCTTCCTTACGGGCAAGACGTGCAATCTTTGAAAGGCTCAAAACCTGCTGTTCTGAGCAGTCAGCAATATTAAAGGCCTGCGCAACGGCATACATAATCTTCTGACAGACTGTAGCCATATAGCCTACACCAATTATAATAAGCCAAATCGGAGAGGCAAGGGAAATCTTAAACTGAACGACATTTCCGTTCTTATCCTTCACGTCATTATCAACCATAAACTGATTGATGAACTCAAGCAGCGCAAAGGCATTTTCAGTCGGTGTATTTACAACGTAACTTCTTCCGTCGAGTTCTACCATATTAAGCTCCTGTGTTTATTACTAATTTTGCCATGTTTACTACAAGCTTACCTTCGACAGGAGTGTAAGTAGGAGTGTACATAACATTGTCAAGATATGTCTTGAGGTTTTCTCTGATTTGAGTATCTATCTCTGCAAGAGAAGTACGTTTTGTCAGGTATCCTGTCCAGTCGACACCTTTTTCCTCCATAAGAGGAATTGTGCTTTTTTCAAGGTAGGCTATGATAGAAGCCTCTTGGTCTTCTTCTGCCCCGTCAGGAACTACAGCTGCGACACCGTCTACAACGTCTATGTCCCAGTTACATCGCTCTGCTTCCGGGTCTTCACTTGAAACTATGAGCAGTTCCATACGTCCTCCTGCAATCAATAATACCACACAAAACCCTATAAGGCAATAACATCTGTCTGACCGGGGTTATCCACTTCAACCTTTACATTAACAGGACTTGGAACCTGCGTGCCATTTGGCCCCGGAAACGTAAAGGTAAGAGATTTAGAGCCGTTATCTCCTTTAAGAACAGCCTTCTGACTACTCCTCAGAATATTTGAGCCCGTACCTGTAATGTCTATTGAACCCGGTGCTAAAAGCTGTCCTGATGGCGATGTAGCACCTGAAGGAGGGGCAGGAAGAGTTACTCTCGAGCCTGAGGGAACCATTACTGTAATCTTATTGAAACACACCCCCTTGTTGCTTACGAGAATATCGTTAGCAGGCTGTGAGGTTGCAGAACAGTTAGCAGAGATAGTCCCCGGTGTAATAGAGGCTTTGAATGTACATCCTTGAACCGCAAGCTCTTTTCCCATTACTTTTTAATCTCCAGTTTTCCGTTAATCTTCACAGAAGAAGAACTTGTCTCAATCTTACAACCGTTCTTATCCTGTACTGTCATTCCTGACGAGGTCGTAGTTATCTTATTACCGTTCTTATCCTCAAAAGCAACTCCGCTATCGTCACATGTGACTTTATTGCCGTTCTTATCTTCAAAGGCAACACCAGAGTCAGAGGTAGTAACTTTGTTACCGTTCACATCCTCAAGCTGTATACCGTCAGCATTTACAGTGAGCTTGTTATCTCCTGTAATCTCAATCTTATCCTTATCAACCGTGATAAGCTGCAAAGCTGCTTCTTCATCAGTCACAGGAATAGCTTTAAGACCTGACACGTCATAAGGAGGCATAGAGCCTGTGGCCTTAAACTCCTTAATATCAATGACAGGAGCCTGAGACGAAATCAGAAGGACACGGTCACCCTCAGCAGGAACAGGTTTAATTCCCCATCCGTTTACCCCAATCACAAGCACTTCAACATTCGTAAACTTGAGGCTTCCGCACTGTACATCCACCCTGCCGTCTTTATAGCTTATAACCTTTCCATAGGTAGCGAAAGTATAACTTTGAATTACGCCCCTTATATACGTGTTATCATCGTGCACACGAGCTTCGTGAGCACGCATAGCATTTATTCCGTTTCCAGCCATTTTAGCCCTCCCGAGCTGTAATCTTATCCGTGGTATTGACAAGCTGCAGCGTCATAGTATTAGTAGTGTGCGTTGAGAACGTAAAGCTTGTCTGTATGACGTACCACAGATTGCCAAGATTTTTATACTCGTCACGAACAGCATCTATATTAAGTCTTGTCTTAAAATATCTTGAGTCAATGAAGATAACTTCTCCCGGCATGATATTAGGATTGAACGGCGCGGTTATAGTTGCTGTAGATGTACTGGTAAGAACCGCTGAACCTATAGCAGAGATAGCCTTAATGTTATATGGAACACTCGAGCTATAAGAGCACGTACACCACAGTTTACCGACAGTACTAAATCCAAGTCTAAGTGGAGGTAACTCGCTTTCATTCAGTGAAGCAGTACTTACAGCTCCGCCCGGGCCAAAATCATATCCTGTAGGATAAGTAAATGCAGCAAGCAGAGAGTTGAGCCAAGCTATACACTCCATAGGACTTCTGAAATGTCTTGATGCCTTTCCTACAGCAAACTCCTGCAGTTTCCATTCAGGAGCCATTGAAGCTGTAAGCTCAGAAAGAACAATGCACTCGCTAAGGTCAGGATATTTTGCAAGGACAGCAGACATACAGGTATTAATAAGTTTGTCTGTAGTCATAATATCATCAGGGAAAGCAACCTCAAAAGGCCCAAGTGCGTACAAGTCTTTCATATCTGCGTAGGCAGCTGTTATTACAAGCTCACCATTTGGATTAGGTTTAGCCATATAACAGTTTGTTATCTGTCCTATGAATGAGGCGTGTACTCCGCTGTTCATATAGCCGCAGTCTACCTCTACCCAGTTATAGGCCATTGTATCTACATTGGCGCTGATATTGTAGATAGTGATGTTTATAGTGTTGGCTGTATTACTGATTAAAAACTGTCCTGAAACAGTAATGTTAGGCTTCAGTCCTGTCTTTGGAGTCCGTATTGCAAAATCTGACTTGTCAGCAGGTGCTCCGGGAACAGGTTTATTACGATACAGCTTTACATCAATGTATCTGTCAAACAGCTGTTCGTTAGAAGCAGAGAGAAGTCTTGCAAGCTGTGCTAAAGTCTTACTCATCAGCGGGCACTCCTATCGTAAGGAAAACATTCTGTAGGTCACCGTGACCTATTTCCTCTAGGTCTGCAGTAACAGAAACCACATATAAATCATCACCTTCAAAATGTAATGTATTTGGATATAAAACTAAACTTCGCTCTGTAATATCCTCTGTATCAGATACTACATCGAGTGCACAAATCCATCGTCCATAAGTATCTGATATAGCGTCAGTATCAAAATGAAGTGAGCAGATAAGAGTCAATTCCCCTGCTGTCATTACCTGCTGAAGGTCATTCTCATTATCGTTCAAGGCTACATTCACAAGTCTGAATGTTGTATAATTAAGTTTCATAAACCACCTCTATAATTTAATGCTTAAAAGACCTGAAGCTACATTAGAAACTCCAGACCCTATGGCAGAACTTCTGCCAAGATTAGTTACAGCACGAAGAGGAATTGAACCTGCACTGGCTTTGTTAAGATAAGTGTCCGCATCAAACAATATTGAGTTTTCAAGCATTTTTACTTCCTGCACTGTAAATGTCACCTGTCTTACATTATTACCTTTATTTATAGATGTAATCTGTAAATCCTGCACAAGTACGTCTACGACTTCTCCTGTATCCGTCTTAAACTTTACAGGCTGTCTTGAGTCTGCCGCAGCATCAAGTATAGCCATCTGTACCTGCAGAGAAGGTTTAATCACAAGATAGTTCTCAAGCAGAGGAACAAGCGATGTTATGTACCCACTAACATTCCAAGTGCGTGGATGCGGTGCTGAGTTGTCTGTGACGTAGTCTTTCTTCTGGTCAACCTGTCCAATGAGCATTGTAGTACCAATATCTACGTTACGACGCATAGACATTGTCTCACTCTGTATAGGAACATAGCAGAGAGAAGGCTGGTTTAATGCCTCAAGCATCTGTGTGAGCTGTGCTGCGTCTATACCTGTAAGGGCAGCAAGAACTTTTCCTCCTGCCTTTCCAGCTAAGTCTCTACCTGCATTATATATCTTTGAGAATACATCTGCCATAATTCCTCCTAGCGATTAACCGACTTACTATCGCCATATACAATATCATCAACTCTAGCCTGCACCTGTTTACCGTACTGGTCGAACAAAGTAATCTTTATTTCCTGCAGCCTTTCAGGATTTTCCCTAAGATAGCCTGCATTAGCCTTAAGAAATGGAGCGATTACATCATTCCACCCAGCTGTTTTCAGGTATGTCTCTGTCAGATAAGCCTCAAGTGTCTGTCTTCCTTCCTGCATATTTGGAGTAGCTAAATACTCTTTCAATACTTTAATAAGAGCGTAAGACGTAGTAGTATTTACTCCGCCTTTAAGCTGGCTCTCAAATCCTGTCTCTTTAAGCCAGTCAAGTGCAAGAGCTGCCCTAGACTGCATTTTATCAGCATCAGCATTGTCTAAGGCACCATCGCTATACGCTTTCTCCTTAGCAAGTACTTTTAATCCTTCCAAAAACTCACTTGGCTTATAAGTATAAGTACCCTCACTATAGTCACCTTTCAGGCGCCTAACAGCAGCCTTATCGGCGTATCCCTTTATGTAGTTATCTGCTATATTAGAGGCATCAAAACTATGCCAATATTCACCGCCAATAGCAACCGCTCTTCCGGCAGCTAAACTCCATGCACCTGTAGCTACGTCCTGCTCAGTAATTTTTTTAGGCTTATTGGCTTTAAGCTGTGACTTAGTTACCTTCTTCCAAGCTTTGTCAAACTCTTCATCAGTAACAGACTGTCTAGGCGTTACTATTTCCAGTATACGCTCAAACCAAGGGACTACCTTGTTTTGCATTGTGCTGTCCCACCATGTCTTGAAAGGTATACCAAAAGCTTTCTCCCAGTCTGTATACATCTGATTATAGGAAGCTTTCAAACTTTCATTGAGCTTAGTAATCTGTGGGAGCATAGTCTCTGCTTCAGGATACACTCCGTAATAAGGATTGCTCTTAAGATTAAACAAAGCAGAAGGAGTACCGTACTGCTTTGCATAATCAGGGTTTGATAAGAACTGTCCTACAAGACTTGACATAGAGCCAAGCCCTGCCTTATTCATAAGCATAAGCCATCGTCTGCGAGTCTGTGCATCTGCACCCTTTAACTGTTTATACAGCTCATCAGCAGACTTTGTGTATACATCGTAAGGGTCTTCAGCACTCATTAAGTTGTTGAAGATACCAAGAAGAGCAGGAGGAAGAGCATCACCCTGACCAAGCAGTTTATACTGCTCGATGTTTTCTGACATTGAGTAAATCTCATTCTTGATAGCGTCTTCACCAAGACCTACTGACTTACTTGCAACTTTAGTCTTAAGCTCGTCAAGAGCAGACATACCAATAAAGGCACGTCTTTTGTCGAGAGCTCCACCTGCACTGATTGTATGAGCTTCAGAAGATTTATAGGCAACCTCAAAAGCCTTTATGCCTATAGCAGCAATAGCTGTGAGCGTACCTAAAGCACCTTTGAGGGCATCGCCCCAGTCAAGGAAGGCTTTCTTGGTTTTCTTAGACTTGTCTTCAATTTTCTCAAGCTCATCGTTAATAAACTCAAAGTTGTCAGCTGTGTTGCCACCGTCTTCATCAATCCACTTACCAAGACCTGCATCAACAGCGTACTCACGCATACCTGCAAAGTCAACGTAGGAACCTTTTTCTCCCTTCTTAATGAAATCACGAGACCAAGGCTGAGACATCAAGGCATAGTTTGTTTCAATGGATTTACCGAGAGCAGTGTCAGGATGTGTAAGGTCTGCCTGCTGCGTAAGACCCATAGCAAGCATACGATGATAGCGCTGCATAGGGTCTGCCATAGAGCTTCTGTAAGCAGCGTTTATAAGGGCACTTTCATACTCTATACTTTTCGGAGCATAACCTGCACCCTGTAAATCCTGTGCTAAAGAAGGTAGAAAAGCGTTTGTAGCAACACTAGCACCTTTAATTTTATGGTGCATACCTGAAAAAGGCAGCTCACCCCAATCAGAGGTAGCTGGGCCGCTTGTTTCATCCTTAACAGTAGTCCTTATCTGTTTCCTTGTACTTGCAGAGACATTTCTGAGGAGATTATTGTATTCTTTTGAGAATTGTGCGTCATCAATTTTGATACCGACGCTGAGCTCTATATCATTATCTGCCACGGGAACGCCTCCTTGGGACTTAATCTTCCCGTGTAATCAGGTGGATATAGATTAGTCCGTCTATCAAATCGTCCAGACTGGACGGAACACTCTTAAAGTAGTCTAAGTACCTGTAGTATAAAAATACATAAGTACCAAGGTGCTTATGCACCAGCTCGGCTTTCGAAGGCTTGCCTGCACCAAAAGCGAAGCGTAAAGCTTCTGCTGCTGTTGTAGGCTTTGAAAGCCTTGTAGCTTTCTTAGCCTTCGGTTTGTCGTCTGCCGTACTTAGTTCGAGCTTTCTAAATGCGGCGTTAGTTTTTTTAGCAGTAACGCGTAAATTGTCTGCTGCAGGATGTCATACAGATAAACTGCGTCTGTGAACATCAGGGCAAGTCTGTTACCGTTTCCTCTGTTATAGACAACAGCGTGGTAGATATCCTGCCCGTTGTTCTTGAACTTAATAGTTCTTCCGTCGAGCATGTCTTCGCAGACAGGAGCGAGGTCATCAACTCCCGGCTGCTTGATGCTCATTACGCGGAGCAGAGTGAGCGGGTCAAGCTCATTTACTCCTGAAAGCTCTACTGTAATATTTGCAGTAGAAGCTCTGTTTTTTGTGTAGTCATCAATGATGTTGTTCACATCATTTGGACTCATTGTAATTGGTGTGTCTGCCATAAGTGCCGTCTCCTTATTTTAGATTATACGAAATCCCAGTGAGAGAAATTAAATCTTACACTGTAATCCGGTGCATCGTTACCTGCGAGGGTAATTGGTTTACACTGTGCTACAGTACAGTTGAAGAACTGAACTTTGTAGAGAGTGTTGTTGAAGCTGAACGATACGATGATGTCAGCACCAATAGAGTCACCACCCGGAACTTTACGCTGAGCAGAAGCAATCGCAACGATATCTCCTGACTCGAGCTTTGTATCTGTTCGGATTGCACTGATAATCATGCTACCACATGTATTATCATTTGTAATCTGAATAGAACCACCGTTAAGCAGAGGAATGATAAATGAGTTATCAATAGCCTGCTGTGTGTCAAGATAGTTCTGGTTCAGCTTGAAACCTGTGAGGGTTACGCTTGCACCTGCATCCAGCTTGTTGTTATCTCCCGGGCCTGTAAGCTCGTTAGGATAGCTGTAAGATATGGTTGCGGCACCTGCGTTCTGAACAATGTATGAAGCTGTCTGATTATCCATAGCCTATTCCTCCTTAGATATACAGTGTACCATAAACTTTGACAGTACGCAAATCATCCTGATATGTCGCATGCCAAGCATTTGGTACTACGATTTCATCGTTAGCAGCAGGAGGAAGGTCAGCGTAAGCTGGAGCTGTAAGAGCAAATCCTACAAGTCTTCCTGAAGTTACGAAACGAGAAACTGTCTTGATAAGGATTGAAAGAATTACATCGTATGTTGCAGAAGACTTGAATACGTTTCTGCGAGCCATGTAATTTGCAACCATTACTTTGTTGTAATAGTTACAGAAGTTTACAATCCACATAGCTGACATTACGTCACCCTTAGCTGTCTTTCCACCACGAAGAGCTACAGCTCCTGTTGTGTCACCGACAAACTTAAAGTAGTTGATGTTAGCTCCCTTAAGGATTGACTGTACTGTAGGGTCAAGAGCACCACCGTCAATTCCTGAAGCAGTAATTGCTGAAGTGTTAACCATATCGAATGAGTTACCTACATAAGTACCGCTTGCGTTCATCACATTAAGTGCAATACCAAGAGCCACAAGAGCACCATTATGGACAACATAAGTTCCATCAGTCTGCAGAGCAGGGAGGTGGTATGCCCAAAATGCATCAAGATTTGCAGCTTCAAGTGCAAGGTATGCTGTATCTGTGAACTCGCCTGAAGTAACAGGCATAGACATAGGATACAAAGGAGCAGAAGAAAGAAGCTTGTCTGTAGAGCAAAGCTCTGCAAGCCAGCTTGCTGCGTCAGGGTCAAGGTGGAACTCAGTTGTTACATCTGCGTCTTCAACACAAATTGTCTTGAACCAGCCCCACTGATGTGTGACGTTGTATGCAGCAGTAAGAATAGCCTTTGTAAGGCTTGCCTCACCGTTCTGCGCGTTTACGATAAAGACAGACTCGTTGCCTCCGGCACTGAAGTAGTCTGTCAGCCAAACAAGCAGTTCACCCTGTACAGTATCTTTGTAGTTGTCAGCAGTTACTTCTGCGTATACAGCTACAACAGTTCCTGTAGGGTTTTTGACATTGGCCATAACAGCACCTGAAGCAATCTGACTGTCGTCAGTATACACTACAAGATGTTTGAAGTTATCGCCGGGATTTACGGTCTTTACAATTTCAGTGACGAACTGTACGTCCTCCTGAGCAATAGAACCGAGAAAATCGTCTGCCATTTTCAACCTCCAATAATTATATTGCCGGAAATGTCTGCCTTACGTAAGATAGGACTTTCCGAGTCAAGCAAAATATTATGCTGCAGGGAGAACTCTACATTCCAGCACAAAGTACTGTTCAAGCCCTCCTGCTCATAAAGAGACGAGTAAATCTCGAACTCTTTATTGTTTATAACTCCCTTGTATTTGTCGTCAAACAATTTCACTACGTCTACGCGTGCAAGCCAAAAGAGTACAGACTGTGCAAGTTTTTCTGCGTCCACCCCGATAAAAGAAAGGTGGACAGTAGTCTGTGCCTCTCTGTAATACCGTCTGCCGTCGTCACCGCGATTTACAATTGCAACATCTGTTCTAAGGCTGTCAATTACGTAGCCTATCCAGTTATCAAGCTTTAACGTCTGACTAGGATTATACCAGTTTCCCTGCAAAGGAACAACATATTTTTTCTTTTCTTCCCAATCTTCTTCACCAAAGAATATTTTGGCAAGAACATCGCGAAGATTAGTCATGTTGATGTTTTCGAACTCATCCGTCTTTATCATTCGACTACAACCTCCAAATCTTCAAAAAGTTTTTTAGTGGCTACAAGAGGAATATCTCCGTACCCGGCTCCCCACTTTCGTTTAGCATATTTGCCTGTGTTTGGAGCAAGGTCAAAGCTTCCCTGATAGATACGCCGCTTAAAGTCATTCTTAATAGCCTCACCGGCTTTTTTAGCACGCTGCCGTATAGTGCCTCTTGTTCTGAAAGCGTAAGCGCATAAGTCTGCTATCTCTTCGCTGTACTCTTGAAGGTACAGGTCAAAAACAGGGCGCTTTGGAACACGCTTATGCTTTCTGCCTGCCCGAAAACCTTTAACTAAATACATAGCAAGCTCCTGCGAAGGAAGCAGACTTCCTGAGTTCCAGCTTCTGTGTGAGGCACCTTTTTTGAAACGGATTTTAATGTTTATTGATTTTCTTGCAGACTCAAAACCAAGTCCAATAGCAGTCTTATTGAGGATTTCTGTTGATTGTGCCTTAAGAGTCTGTTCGTTTTCAAACTCATATCTTATGTATCCTGCCATTAGAACTTCCCTTTAATTATATCTGTATGCTCTCTGTCAGGCTCAGAAGTAGTACCCTGCACAATCTCAAAGTCAAATCTTGTAAACCCGCCGTAGTGTCCCCACTCAGAGCGACCAATAAGGCGTACAAGTCTTCCTTTCTCTAAGTCCATTAAGAATGTTCCGACAGTCAGAGGAGAGGTGTGGTCAACCCATACGTACTCCTTATCCTTAATATCAAGAACATCTGCTGAGGCTTCTGACGTAGACCTTCCACCGATAGAAACAGCGAAAGTCTTTTCAGGCATAATGATGACATCTACAAACCCTGAGGCCTTTTCTTCATAACCTGCCCCTATCTTAGGCTCACGCTCGTAATAGGGAACGGTCTGAAAAATCTCAGGGAAGGCTGCTAACATGTCACCCGTATACTCCTTCTGCCATAAGTCCTCCAAATAGTGCACTTAGGTAGCCCGTCTCCCCGTTATTGCCCATAGACGGCGTAGGGCAGAAGAAACAGGCTATTTAAGTGCACTATCGCAAAGCTGTACGTTTAGCACAGCAGGTTACCATTGTGTAAGCCATTTTACCGAATGGATTTGATAAAAGGCCCTTGAGCAAGTTTGAACCTTTGCCTGAGTTTATAAACTCAGTATCGAACTTCAAATCGACACCGCCGATTTTCTTTTCTTTCAAAGGAATTGCTCCCATAACTGCTACTCCTGCTACGTACTTAGGGTATATGTCTGCAATATACCAAGCAGTAAGATAGAGGTAACAGCGTCTAGTTTTGTCAAACCACGTCTGCTTGTCCTGCAGGTTCCACAGTGTAGCAACGCCTGAAAAAATATCATAGACAGCGTCAATCGCAGTATCTATGATATTATCAGCTTCGTTAGCATTGTTTTCGAGCCCTGCAAGCTTTGGGAAGGAAGTCAGGAACTGTCTCCTGAAATCCTCCCGGTTAATGCGAAGTGGTTTTCCGTCAGGAAAAACTGCTTCCATTACTATTCCTTAGCTTCGTCAGCTGCTTCGTCTGTTTCAGGCTTGTCAGCTTTAGGTTTTCCACCCTTAGCTTTACCGCCTTTAAGGGCGTCACGTTCAGCTCTAAGGGCCTTATTCTCGTCTTCAAGTTCCTTGATACGAGCTTTCATTTCCATAATCTGAGTGAAGCTTCCAGCCTTAAGTGGTGCTTCATCCTTGATTATGAGCTTTTTCTTTTCTACAAGAACCTTAAACGAAAGACTATTCTGAAGCTCTTTGAAGAGTTCCTCATCAACTTCTGTAAAACCGTCCTGCTCTACCTGTCCTGTAGCACGGTTAAGAACATAGCGTCCAAACACTACACTCTGCGAAAATCGACCGTCTTTCTTAAGGTCAATTCTGATATCAGAACTATATGTGTTCTGAATATATTTCTTTGCCATTTGTAACTCCTATGCGGGGAAGCCGCCGTCCCCGCTGCGGCTTACACTCGATTAGGTCGACGGTGTGTAGTTAGGGTTCTTTCCGATACCACGGATTACCTTTACAGCTCCGTCTACAGGGCAGAGGATTGAGCCTACACGCTTAATCATTGTTCTTCCCTGACCATCGCGGCTGTTACCATAGAAGTATGGGAGTACCATATTGTCGAAGGCAACAGGAGCCATTACAACGTCTGTAAGACCTGTGTCTGACATATCTGAGTGGAACTCAGGGAATGTAACGTACATCAAGTCTGTATCTTCATTGTTGAATGGGTTGATAATGCCCTTGTTCTCGTCTGTGGCAGAAAGCATTGGGTCAGAGCAGAACTCGTAAATGCGCTGGAAGTTGTCCATCTGCTTTACAGGAGTTGTGCTCATAAACTTATTGCCCTGCTGGTCAAATGCCTCGTTGATGAACTTCAATGGGCTTGACTGGTTGTAAACCTTAGATGTCAAAGACCATTTAAGACACTTGTACATTGTTGGTGAACAACAAATGCGTACCTTTGTAGGCAGGAAGTTGAGCTCTTCAAGCCAGCCACCGATGAGGTAGTTGAGCATTTCGAGCATGTCAGCACCCTTTGTTGCGTTTGTAGGGTCTTCGTAGATATACTCGAAAGGAGCTTCATCCCACTGGATTTCAGAAGTCTGCTGAGCAAGACCTTCAAAACCTGAAGCACCGTCTCCGAAGTAAATCAGAGCATTGTGGAGCTGTTCAAGCATGAAGCGAGTATATTTCTCGTTTTCGCCGATAGCAGCGTTTGTCAAAGGATTTCCTGAGAGTGCACCGTAAATCTGGTCTGCAGGCGCTGTTTCAAAGTCTGCTACCATGTTTACGAACTCAGAGATAATCTGATGAGTACGAGTCTTAGCTGCTTCGTTGATGTTGTGCTGACCTGTAGTCTTAGCAACATTAGCGATACGAGCCATACCCTCGAAGCTCTGTGTCCAGATAGACACTGCATCAGCCCATACGTTTGGCACACCAATCTCTGTTACAAGATGTTTAGCGTAGCCCTGCAACATAGGCTGCTTGTAAATCTTGTTGAGATATGAAATGTTCCAGAATGGAACCTGCATGCTGTTGATGTCAGCATCTGTAACACCCTTAATGTAAGGCTGTGCCTCCATTTCGTGTGTCTTAGGGTTACGATAACCTACAAGAGGCATAGCATCGAATACTGCTTTCTTAGCTTCTTCGAATGTCTTTCCTTTTGAGTCCATGAGACCCTGAATAGAGTTCTGAATGAAGTCGTTAGCTGCATCAGTAACCTTTGTTTTGAAAGTGTCTCCACCCAAAACAGCGTCAGGGTTAGCAATCATGGCCTTACTAAGAACTTTATCAGGAAGTTCCATGTAAAGTGGTGTGGCGTTGCGAGCCATACCTGTCAAGCGCCAACGAGCATCAAGCCCCGGGCCTGAGTCTTTGTTAGCTCCAATGTGGATGCGGCAAGAAGAAGCGTCAATCTTACCAGCATGGTTAGCTGTGAGATAAGCTTCAGCTTTGCTTGCAAAATCGCTCATGCGATGAGCTGCTGTGATAATAGCCATTTCTATTTCCTCCTTCTAACCATTACTGCATCGCTACAGGAGCACTTACAGCGTAGTTGAAACCAATGTTAATGAGAACTGACTCATTCTCAGGTTCAATCTGTTCAATAGAACCTACATAAGAGCAGTCTGCGAGAGTTGGAATACCGTTTGTAAAGCTTGTTGGAACAGCCAAAACAGGGAAACCACCAGCGTTACGTGCGAAGAGGCACATGTCGCGTGTGATGTCCTTAAAGTCACGCTTTGTTGTTCCTGAAGCAGAAGCGAAACAGTCCTTGTACCATACGAAGCCTCTCTTAATGAGAGTTCCCTTCATGTGTGGCATGATACCGTTTCCGTATCCACTCTTATCATTCATAGGGAAGCCAGTCATAACTCCCTGTTCGTACTTCATAACACCTGCGAAGCTTGAGCCATCAGCTGGCTTAGAGCCGTGGATTGTAGCGTATTCGCCGTTTTCGATGTCGTTGTCATCGTACCAGACAGCGTTTCCAAAAGGAACAAAAGGCAGACCGAGAGTTTCAAGGTCTGAGTCAAGCTCCATTTTAGAATATGAAGTTTCAATATGAGGAACGCTGTCACCAAGCATCAAAATGCCGTTTGACTTATCAGTTCCTCTCCATACTTTCTGTCCAGTAACAGAAAGTTTAGCACCCGGTGTACTGTATGCCATTTTTATCCTCCTTAGCGGTTCCAAGCATCAATAGCAAGGTCTTCAGCTGAGAAACCTGCACTCATAGAGTCTGTCTGCTGACCCTTAGCTTCAGGCTTTTCTTTTCCAATACCAAGAGCTTTAGCTACAGCAGCTTCGATTTTGTCATCGAGCTTTGCTGCATCCATAGCTTTTGCTACAGCTTCTGCAACGATTTCAGCAGTGTCTTTCTGAGAGCCACAACCGTCTTCAGTTTTGCCCTCTTCTTTCTTACCTTCATCGTCTTTCTTTTCTTTGCCTTCGTCGCCCTTGTCGTCTTTCTTAGGGTCTTCTTTACCCTTCAAGGCATCTTCAACAGCGGCTTTAGCCTTTTCGTCGTCAGCGTCAACGCACTTTCCATAAAGAGCGTCAATAGCGTCTGCGACTTTCTTCTTTGCTTCAGCGTCTGCTTCGTTGAGCTCTTTAGCTCCTGTCAAAGCATCGCGAACCATACCAGTAAGAACCTTGCGGTCGTCGCTATCACCAAGACGAACTACGTGCTCCATTACAGCTTTTACTTCTGTATTGGCTTCGTCCTCTGTGATACCTTCTACAGCAAGCTTAGCAGCACAGTCAAAAACTACCTTACTAAGGCAGAAAGTGGCAGCGTCCTTTGTCTTGCCGATACCGAACATTTTCAAGAAGTTCATACCAAATCCTCCTGTTCCGTTGTCACGGAAGTTATTATCAATGGAACGGCTGACTGCCGCCATAGTATCAATTACTTTAGCCTCGTGGCCTGCACGACCACGAGTAACAAGTGCTACATGATTTACGTTTGTGAAGTCAGGAACCTCAAAGTCATACTCAGGAGAGTCTGACACCTTCCATATAGCCTGAAGTCCGATTGAAAGCTCACGCTTACCGTTTACATATTCATCGTAAGCTGCCCTGTCGTCAAAGACAAGGTCATTCTCAACGTAGACATTTCCGTCTTTCAGAGTAACAAGACCTGCCTGTCCTCCGGCACGTCCTACCTCGTACTCTTTTCTGTTGTCAGGAGTAATGTCTACGTCAGGATGATTATTTGCGAGCGGGATGTAGTTAAAATCCTTGAGGTGCTTTACAATAGCCTCAGGACGACGATAAACCTTAAATAGTTTCTGATTACGCTTCTCAGGTGGAAGTTCGCTTAAAAGCTCTGCAGGCACTTCGTCCCTTGTATAGAGCTGAATACCTGAGCGTAACATTCTGCATTTCTTGATTGCGATATATGGTTTTGAGCCGCAGTCGTCGGCTTCTGTCTCATATACCTCATTTCCGTCGTGAATACGTACTATCATAGTATTATTTTACTCCCTTAGTATATGTATTGTCAATAACTAACGTTAGTTAGGCATTTTGTGCTTTCTGTATTCTCTCGAAGCTCTTTCCACCTGCGGCTACTTTCTCGTGAGTTCTCTGTTCCAAGCGCGAGTTGTAAGAATGTCCCTTACCGTCATCGTCTTTCTTAGGCTTCGGCGCGGTTTTACCCGCAGCACCGCCGGAAGCAGGGGAAGGCTGAGCGGCTGCATTTTTAGTCTGCTCAACCTGAGCACGCAAAAGCTCCATTTCAAGCTCGTGCTTTTCATCAGCCTGAGCGTCAAGTTTCTTCTGTCGTCTCTTAAGTTCTTCAATAACATCTGAGTCAACAGGGAAATCTGTCTCGCCGACAGAAGCAGCAAGAGAAAGAGCATCGCCTGCAGGCATAAGACCTGAAACTTCGTTGAAGTATCCTTCGGTCATTTTCTTGAAGAAGTCAGCCTTCTTAGCTGCGTCTGTAAGGGCCGGGTTATCAAACTCGATTGTGGTGTATGGAAGATACTTCATAACCTCGCGGTCAACACCCAGAGCGTCGATTACGATAAGGTATGTGATGTATCGAAGCTGACGCGCAACATCCTTATGGATGTACTTGATGGCTTCCCACTGCTTTTCCAAAGCACCTTCTGTGGTATCTCCTGAAGAGAAAGCACCGCGTTCAGAAGACAGGATAAGCTCTTCAGGGATATTGGCTCTTGCACAGAAATCCTGACGGATAAGACGCATTAATTCTGGCACTTCCTTGAAGTCTCTCTGAATAGCCTGAAGGTTACCGATAACATCAAGGTTGATAGGGTCGTCAACATTTGAAGAGTGACGGACTCGGATTGTGTCCTGCTGTGCAACTTCATCAAGGATAAGCTCTCCTTCAGTTGCGAGCACTCCGTCTACATTGATTGTACGGGCCAGAATTGACATCTGGTTAATCATTGTAGGAATTGTAGACATTACTGTCATATAGTTGAGTACGCTTTCGTACCAGCCGTTCATGTCTGAGATACCCCAGCCGAGGGTCATAATGTTTCCAAGGTATCCTGCCTGTGGAGCTGTTACGACTCGTGCACAGCGCTCTCCCGACACATCGCAACCCAAGAAAGGAATGAAATACTCTCTAGGGTTCAAAAAGTCTGCTGCTGTAGGGTTCCACTGAGGAACGTGGATTACGTTCCATCGGTCAAGGGTTACAAAACGTTCAATACAGTTTTTCTTTACGATGCCTGCTTTAAGCAGAGAGCGCATCGGAAGGTGCATAGAAACCGGCGAGTCTTCCTTGAACATAGGAAACATCAGTGAGCCGCCGTAAACAAGTGACCAGTTTGTAGCCTGCGCGATATGGTCAGCAAGGTCATGCTTAATCATGTTATCGCGGATTTTATCCATCTGGTCAGGAGTAAAGTAAGGGTTTCTGATACGTACCCCGTTTATAAGAATAGACTGAGATTTCTTTTTAATGATGAGTTCAGGAATACCTTTCTGAGAGTAGATGGCATTTGCCTCTCCCGGAGATATCCATACGTTTGGAACAATCTGAAGGTCGTGCGCAGGGTCAGCTCCGGGCATACCCGCTCCGCTTGTGTAGTTTCCGACATAGCCGTCCCCAAAACCCTGAGGGCCGGGAGCAGCACGAGGAACACCAAGACCGGGCATGATGTCTGATACACGTGATATTACAGAGCCTTTCGAGTGATATGTGTTTAGGATGACAGGGGTCAGACGTGAGTTTACACGTTCCCTTACTTCAGAAGCTGACATGACATTCGGCATGACCTTCTTTACGTTCTGAAGCTCTGCGTTTGCAATCTTAAGGTTGATGCTCTCCTGAGTTTTAAGAGGCATAGCCTTAAACGAGTCCGTATTACGAACTATGGTAACATTATCTTTTCTGTAGTTTGATGTGCCTGACTTTTCTATCTGGCGCCATACGTCACTGTTATATGCCATGTAAACCTCTTGATATATTGGCAACCGCGCAGGGCTTCTCACCCTGATACTGCCGTTAGTCTTGTAAACTGCAAAACGCGGTATTTTGGCTAGTATGCCTTAATTGTAACACCGTATTTAGTAGAGGTCAAGCTGTACCACAATAGCGATATATAAAGAAATAGCCGTGTAAATGTTCATTTTTCCGGCGGGTTTGCGTGAGGTGTCAAAAAAACGGCTCTACAATCTGCAAAGCCGTTCTTATAGTTTAGGTTGTCTTGGTGTATTCGAGGGTCAATAGAACTGTACCCGTGCGTGATGCCATATCCTCAAATACTTTAAGTTCACTACCTTCTATAAACCAATCTAGGCTTATAGAAAATTGAGTACAAATAAAAAGACTTTCACCTTTTACTATATCGGTATGACTTATAGGAAATTGTGCATCTACTGAAAGCCACGTACCACCGGTTATACTTTTATTAGTATACTCAAATGTACGTTCATACGTCGGTCTTCCGTCTGTCCACTTTCTGCCTGTCAAGTGTTCTTCCGTGCTATAACTTCTCTGTCCGTTTATGATATTCGCAACGTCGTCCTGCTGGCCCTCAGTAAGCCCGCTTGTCGCTTTGATGTAGTAGAATACACCAAAACTCTTGCCACGGGTAACGGTGCCACCCTCGCTAGTAGATGTTTGCATATCTTGCCAAGCAAGTCCGTAGCCATCACCACCAGCTTGTAAACTTGGGCGTGTACTTGCTCCTGCACTTCCTTGTCGTGCATATATACCTATAGCGTGTCTATGTGATTTTAGCTGGTCGTCCTTAAACTCACCTTGTGCAAATACATCGTGATTCTGCGTTCCTGCCTGTCCTGTGCGTGGGTCGGTTTCCGTACTATCGAAAATGTAAGTAGTATTTTTCTCTGCTCCCTTTAAGCCTAATTCTCGCAAGTCGGGCAATACGTTTGTGCCTAAGTATGCGTAAAGTAACGGATATTGCGTAGCGTCAAAAGTGCTACCGTCGCAATACAACCACCCGCTATAATTTCCTTTTTTATAAAAAGGTGCGATAAAGCCTACGGGTACGCCTGCTCCTGCGTCTGCGGTCAATGGCTTTAATTTCTTTACGCCGTTTTCTGTGATTATCTGTGCTAACATTTTTTTACGCTCCTTTAGTCTGTAGTCTTAATATATTCTAAGTAAAGATTTGCAGAAAATGGTCTAGTGGGGTATTGACTGCCACAATAAACTTGCATATATTGTGCGCTATAACGCCACGCTCTTAATTTATCCGTATCTGTTTCGTAGTATGCTCTAAAAGAATTTCCTATAATTTCATATTTTAACGTTTCTTGTATACCTAGCGAACTTGTATCAATATTCTTATAGGTTTCTGTATCTGTCATTGTGAATGGAATTGTTATCGCATAAATCTTTTTTCCATCTATCCAATACTTACCCGTAAAATGCTCTGTTGTAGAATAACTTATTGCCTCACTTACTGCATTACTTGTAACTGCGTGCAGGTTATCTTCTTCCACTACGTCTACGGGCTTGGCTAATTCGTCGCCCGTGTCTTCGGAAGCTGCAAACTCACCGTCCTGAAGGTTTGGTAAATCATCAATAATATCCTGCACTGTATCATATACCTTAATATTAGCACCGCCAGAACCACCAAGCAGGAGGAACTTGCCTTCCTTGTACATACACTGAACTGAGTCGCCTGAGCTCCAAAGCTCACCTGAGGTGATGTGTCCCCTGTAGTCACACACAGGGCCTGTGACAGAGCCAACCTGAAAGACGGGGTAATCAACGTAAGTATAGGCATTACCAGTGCCTGTGTACTCAATCTCGTAGCATCCGTCAGGAGCAAGGGTAAAAGGCACTGTGAGCTGTTCGTCCTCATAATAATCAATCTGGTCTGAAGAATAAATAGTCTTTGTGCCCGGGGCAATACCCGCTGAGTTACCGTTGGCAAAGGTAACCACCATCATCATACCGTCAGAGACTGTGTCTCCGTCAGATAAAGTTACCTGCTTTACATAGTCAGCAGCTGATGTCGGGCATACGCCTGTGAGCGCACAGCCTGCTACAGTATAATCAACTCCACCTACGTTCTGTCTTAAAATCTTGGCCATAATAGTTATTCTCCTTACAGTCAAGCTTATTATAAGTCCTTATCTGTTTTCTGTAAAGGCTCTGCCCTCAATCCTTGTATAGCCAGCTCCAACCTGTGCCACAGCAGACAGCCGCTCTTCCATTTCCTCTGCACCTGCTCTGAATGATGCAAGGTGAGACATGATACCTTTTCTGATGTCCTTAAACTCAGGCAGGATAAGGGCAAGGTATGAACACACATACCTAGCACCGTCTATATCGTGGATAGGTGAGTTAGGGCCCACACCTTTAGGGATTTTGTTATCCTTACCTCTGCTTGCAGTAGAAAACGCTTCAGCGACTTCCCTTGCCTGTGAGTGTATCATAATACGTCCCTGAGCACACAGCTTTGAAATGAGGAAGCACGAGTCTTCTACCAGCGGAGATTTTGAGCGGTGGATGATGTGGATATCGTTCTTTCTCAGGCTGCGAGCAAAATGCGGGTACTGGTCTTTAATCGTAACGTCAGGAAGCCAGAATATATCCTGCTCAGGAAAATCATATCTGTATATATCTGCCATATCATCAGGGTCAGGAAAGTCGTATCTTTTGATGCAGTGGAGCGTACCGTTTCTTGCAACCCACGCAGAGCCTCTGTTATACCCTGAGTTAAAGTCCTGACCAACATATACCCTCTCTCCCGGCCTGAGCTCCAAGTCCATATCGCTTTCAGGAAGGAAGTTTTTATCCCAGTCAAATCCCGGAATTACACGTCCCTGAGTAACAGAAAGGAACGCGCCTTCCATATATACCTTTCTCTCTGTCTCAGTAAAGTTTTTCCAAAGGTCTAAGACATATTCTTTTGGAAGGTACCAGTTATCCTGCGTCCTTGCACGGGTCAGAACAAAACCAATACCTGACTTTTTATAGTGACAGTAGAGGCGGTAAAAGCCTTTCATACCCTGCGCAGTTGAAGCAGACATAATATATGGTGAGCGATGGTTAGGCATAATCTGACGTACACGCTGAGACAATGATTTCATAGCTTCAATCATTACGTCTTCAGGAAGCTCGTCTACTTCATCTGCGAGTGCACAGTAAACAGACTGACCAAAGATTTTACCCGGTTCTAGTAATTGGACAAGAATAACCTGCACCGTGCCTACAGTGAAGATATGATTTTTTGTATCCTCGTGATATGGTGTCTTAGAGGTGTCAAGATATGCCCTGAAATCTATTAAGAAGGTCTGTTCTAGGTGTGCAAACGTATAACCAGCTACGATAACTTTTGCGTACAGTCCACCTTTATCTTTCTCGCCGTCAAGTTCCTCAATAATCTTTAAGGCAGAGATAGCAAGACTACGGGTCTTACCCGCAACCGTAACCACCGAGCAGGAAGTGCCATCTCACGTCAGGGAAAAGTTCCGGTGACTGTATAAAACGCTCCTGATGAGGCAGGAGCAACACTGTGTTTTCACTCATAAAATAATCCTCCGTCTGATTATCTATTTACCCTCCACAGAAACGAGAGCCATCATAAGCTCTTCCCTCTGTTCAGGGGTCATATCCTTTATACTATCTGCAATATTGCTTCCTGTAAGCTCTTTGTTCTTTTCATTTCGTTTCTTGGCTTTTGCAGCAACGTCTTCTTCAGAGTCTTCGCTTCCCATAGCCATCAACGCTGAGTCATCGCCTGTTCCGTGATTGATTTCAACTTCCTTAAGCTGCTCCATTTCCTCTCTGGTGAGTGCTGTGAAAAAGAAATTAAGTGTTGACTCTTCATTATCTGTATTATCTTCAGCAGTAAGAGACATAAGCTCTCGTCTCATAGACGCAGCCTTAAGCTGCATTGAAAGAGCATCCTTATCGTTTCCTACCTGACTCTTTTTCTTTTTGCCCTTTCCCTGAGTACGACCGTCGTCACCTTCGTAATCGTCCCAGTTATCACCATCATTCCCTAGTTTTGAAGCTGCGTCGTAGATGGCCTGCACTTCCTCAAGTTCTTCCTGATACTTTTGGGCGCGGATAGCCCTTGTTTCAGTCTGAAACTCTATATCACGCATGATAAAAGTTCTCTGCTTTCCTGTCACACGACAGTAATCGAGGGCCATACCTACATTCATAAGGTTTTTATAGGCTTCAATACATCTTTGTACGAGTTCTCTAAAATCTTTGTCTTTATCCGTCATTGACAAGTCTCCTTTTACACTCTGACATATTTTCGCATAAAGGTGCATAATCGTCAAGTTTTCCTGCGTTTAAGGACATATTGAATACAATTTAATTTATTTTTTCTGCAATATTTTTACATGGTTTATTACGATTATTTTTCAAACTCTATTCTGCGTATAACTTCATCAATAGTCCCGTAATAGTATAGCTTATGACTCAACTTACGCTTTGTAATACCAAGCTCAGCAGCCCAACCTTCAAGCGTGTTCTCTTTACCTTGTCCTTTATACAGCTTCAGTACCTTTTTGAAACCTTTTCCTCTAAAGTCCTCTTTACTTAAAGCCTCTTCTAAAGATAGCCCTTTGCGTAATCTTGCGCTCACAACTGATGAGGACAGTCCGTGCTCCCTTGCGAGCTCAGACAAAGTATACTCTTTGCCCTGATACTCAACTATGTGGTTGTTGCGCTTATTATTCATTTGTACAAGATAAGTTGACCACCTGCAGTTCTCAGGACAGTAATCTCCGTTTACGTCAATACGGTCTATTGTAAGCTTTTCTGTGTATCCGTGTGATAAAGCCCAATCCCTGAATGGAATGTAATCTTTCCACTCATCACATACCTTGATGCCACGGCCACCGTAATATTTATACATCTTACATGTGGTTACATAACACCTACGCTTCATGCCACTCCATATCCCATACAGTCTTGTATGCCACTCACCATGTACTGTCTTAGATGCACTGCATCCACAAGACTTAGTTCGTCCATTTACGACATTAAACTTTGGGTACCATTTTTCACTGCCGCAAAAATCGCATTTGCATAAAAGCTGAACTTCTCTACGAGGGCTTGTCTTTCCTCTGACTACTGACCTCATATCCAAAACTGTCAAATTGTGGAACTTAGTTCCTATATATACTTTAGTCTGCTTCATATCTGCCTCCTTTGGATATAATAACTCTTTTTTGGTAAAGCGTCAAGTGCGGTATCCTGAAAAATCCAAAATCGCGGATGGACAACGGTAGGCATCTCCGAAAAAATTTGTTAGGTAAGACTAACGTAAGGAAACTAACAACCGATAGTTAGTTAGTCTGTACTAACGCCTCCATAGTTAGTTATGACTAACAACATCATTAAAAAACTACCGATAGTTAGTTTATACTATCGGTAGTTAGTTTTAGTTAGTAGTTATTAACAATGTATAATAACTCATCAGTTTTTAATACTTCTAGTCCGTTGCGTTTTTTGAAGTCATACATAAAATGATTGTCAGTGTTTGAAATTGTTTCACAATTTTTAATTTTAGTCTCAATTTCAATAATTCTGTAGTAGTTCTTATCGTTGCGGATTTTATTTGCTGTACATCTACTATAAAAACGTGATAACTTGTTTAATAGTTCCTCTTCGGGTGTAGGGTAGTAAGATTTTACAAACACGCCGTACTCATCGCCATTATCATTGACTACTGCATTAATAGACAAGTTCTTTTTGCTAGTCCTATTTTCTTTTTGCTCTAAAATATCGACGATATCAATAACATGGCTATTTACTTTTTTAACATTGCGATATTCTGAATATTTATTGTTAGTTTTTTTGTATGCAGTCATCTTATACTTAGTTTCACTATTGCCATAGGCATAGTTATTATTTTTAAAGTAACTAGAATAATTAGTCATGGCTAAGATTTTTTTAATCAATTTTTTAGTACCTAAAAAAGCGATTAACATTGTTTCACGTGAAAAGTTAAGAGACTTAGAGCAATTATCAATTTCACTATGCAATTTTTCGCAACGGTTAAGAAACAATTCAAAAAGACCACTAGCAATATAGTTCGTACAATATGTTTCACTCATATCGTGATTTTTTGCAATATAAACGCTACATTTTTTTGCATACTGTAAAAACTCATTATAAAATAATTCCATAATAGCCGATTGACTAAGATTGTTTAATGTTTCGATTGTGATTTTTTTCATGGTGTACCACCTTCTAATTAAGATTTTTTGTATCACTTAACAAGTGACAACACAATTCTATCAAAATAAATAAAAAATGTCAATAAATATTATTTATATATATTATCTTTTTTAGTCCCAAAAAGTGAGAAAAGTTTTTTAACTTTTTTATTGTTTCACGTGAAACAAGTTTTAATAATTGATTATATATATTTACTTTTCAAACTGTTAAAAGTGAGAAAAAAATCTTATAACTTTTTGTTATATTTCATTTTTCAATTCCTTCTATATATGGCTATAACTTGCCATTGATAAAAAATAATTAAAAAACTTTTCTCACTTTCCACAGTTTGAAAAGTAAATATATATAACAAACAAACAAACTAACTAACACTAGTTAGTTACTAAACTAACAATAATTAGTTAAAAAACTTTTCTCACTTTTTGCAATTCAAAAAGTAAATACATACAACAAACAAACAAACTAACAAACAAACTAACAATAGTTAGTTACTAAACTAACACTAGTTAGTTTTATGATAAAACTACCGATTGGTAGTGTTAGGGTTACCTAACAAGTCCTTTTTTAGGGGGTATTTTAATGCGGGTAATTGAAACAGAGATTATCAATGCCCTGCGTCAGCACTGTAATTTTGAAACACCGCCTATAGTGAACAACTACTATGGCAGCAACCCGGACGGCCGGAAGCAGAGAAGAGACTCGCTCCGATGGTCGGAATACGACACATTTGCCTATGACCTGTGGGGCCATGCTATAGCAAGCGGTGACATCATGTCTAAAGAATTAAGCGTGTCTGACTGCGGGTATGCTACACAAACAACTAAATCAAGGCTCAATGCGGTATTTGCAGCCCTTGATATTCCTATGGCATGCACTGTTCGGAATAAGAAAATGATTTATTTCCTAAATGGGCATGAAATATCTGAAAATACAATTCAGACAGGAGACTGGATTGTAAAGGTAAAATCCTAAAGGGGAAAGGAAATGGGTGGAAGGATTTATACAACCGTAAACGGTCATAAATACGAGGTTATTTTCGGCTCGTATGTGGTAAAGTTCATAAAAGTTCAGACAGGAAGGTTGAAGGCTACAACGCCTCTTAATACACCTGTAAAGGAACTTAAAAACTATTTATAGAGGAGGCGCGGTATGGAAGAAATCGAATACAAGGGCAAAAAATACAAATGCCTTGAGGTAACCATAGGTGACAGATATCACTTTTATGCGGAGTCAAGCCTTAATGATGATATTGTGGCTAATGACGAAGAAGGATGCGGTTTAGACCTTCAGATAATATTCTACCCGGCATCCGATGAACTCGAACAGATGTCAAAATATATTGAGCGTAACGACATAGAAGGACTCAAAAAGTATCTCAGAGAAAACAAAATATACTTTGAAGAGTAGGAGGCGCGGTATGGATGAAGTTATCGCAGATTTCAGAAAGGCATTGGCCGAGGCAGAGAAGAGAGGCGCGGTTTATCATAAGTCAGAAAGGAATGAGACAGAGCTCGATATGGCAGTCCTTCACTATAAGCAGGAGAAGGAAAAGCAGGAGAAGAAAGCCCGCCTGTTTGCTTTGTAATTTTACTTGTAAAAATTGGTATTATCTGTAAATAGTGTTTTTCATTTCTTGAAAAATGAAAGATTAAAAAATCTACTCTATAGATAGATTGGATACAATATAATTTTTCTTGATATAATCTTTATCTATCTAATTTTTCTTGATATAATCTTTATCTATCTAATTTTCTCAAATGTATCATATATAAAAATAGTTATTAAAAACATTGACAATAAAGGATAACTGATATATAATCAAAATATCCCTTCTAATACCTATATTTCCTTAGGTATGTAAATCTTTTCAAAATAAAAATTTTTCTCAAATATGTCTCTTAGGAGACAGAGAGAAGGTGTTTTTTCTACAGAAAATAAACACTATATACAGATATTACCAATTTTTACAAGTAAAATGTTTTGTATAGGTAAAATACCTATACAAATCTAAATATTCCTATACATAGAGGAGGTAAATACTATGGAAGAGGAAGAAATGACACACTCACAGAACGAGGGTATTTCAAGCGACCAGCAGGTAGCTGAAAGTACAGAAACCACAGTTCGCTGTGAGGAATGGCCTGTCGAGGTAACACTTGATGAGGTAATCAATGACACACGCTACTATGGGCCTGTAAAGGTATATGAAGGTGGCAGAGTTGATTTCGGTGATATGTGCACTGAAGGCCGCGCCGTATGGAACGGCTATGGAGCAGCCCTTATCAGCACGCTCTTGACAGGTGCTGCATTACATCTGTCAGGCAGATTTGATGATAAGGTAGCGCAGTGTCACTATACCGGTTGGTGGGTACTCAAGGAAGCATATCTTGTCGAAACACACGACGGTTATCTCTGCCTTGCAACGCTTGCCAAGGAATGGCGTGATGAGTACTACTTCCGAGAGGATGGTGAGTTCAATATGTACCGAAACTCTGACGGCTACAGAGACAGTTTCTGGGCACCAAACTCATATTGGGAAGACTTGTATTACTGCGAGCACTGTGAGTGCTATGTAGACAGTGAGACATATCACGGAGACGATTGGTGTGAGCACTGTTGGGCAGAGGAACACCGAAGATATGTCATAGAAAGCTATGGCGAGTCTCACGACCACAATGCAAACCCTGTCCTGTTCGGAGAGTACAAGGACAGAGAACATTTTGCAGGGTTTGGCTTTGAACTTGAGGTTGATACGTGTGACGAGCCTGAGGAGAACAACGACGATGTCGCAGCTAATCTCTGCTCTGAATGCGGATTGGAAGAGAACGAAATGCGCTTTGCACATGACGGCTCTCTGTCCTACGGCTTTGAGTGTATCTCAGAACCGCATACCGTCAAGGACTTCTGGTCTAAGACTGATAAGTGGAGAAAGATGCTCAAGTATCTGTCAAGCCATGGCTACTCAAGCCACAATGTGGGAACCTGCGGACTTCATATCCATGTTTCCCGCAATATGTTAGGAAATACTGTCTCTGAACAGTCCTCTGCTATTGCTAAAATCTATACGTTCTTTGACCAGAACTGGAATGATATGGCAAAGGTATCCCGAAGAAGTAACTTCGAGTACTGTGAGAAAAACAATATGTCGGACAGCGCCAAGTATAACCGCAAGGCAAAGACTGACTATGAAAAGTGGAGAGTGGACGCCTCACGAAGAAGTCAGAACCACTATGTGGCACTCAATAACGGTAACACAAATACCTTTGAGTACCGCCTTGGTCGAGGTACGCTGAACGCTTGGTCATTCTTCTCTTGGATTGACCTTATCCTCACAATCACAAAAAATGCACGTAGAATTACGGTTGAGAAGGTTGAGACAAACGACCTTATCTCATGGCTCGGAGGTATCACTGAGTCAACCGCCAAGTATATCTACAAAAGAGGTGCGTTCAGAAGTCAGATGTTGACACTCTACCCGAATATTGAATGGGAAGGTGACCTCACAGACAATTCTAACTAACCAAATCAAATCTCAGCCGGGTGCGCCCGGCAAATCTCAAAAACACTAAAAATGTGTAAATCTTACGCAATAGGAGAATAATTATGTGTATAATCGCTTATAAGCCGCTCAATGTGGCATTTCCTGAAGAGGCTATCCTCGAAAACTGCTTTGATAATAACGACGACGGTGCAGGGTTTATGTACTCGTTCCAAGGTGCGGTGCATATCCATAAAGGGTATGAGACTTTTGAAAAGTTTATGGCCGCTCTCAATAAGGCCCGCGCCATCACAGGTGACAAAGTGCCTTATGTTATGCACTTTAGAATTGCGACACAGGGATATGAAAAATGTATGACACATCCTTTCCCTCTGTCTTCTGAAATGAAGAACCTCAAGCGCCTGCATTACAAGTGCAACATCGGTGTGGCCCACAATGGTATTCTCGACATCACCTCAGACGGTGCTAAGACCTACTCGGATACAATGAAGTTCATAACAGACTATCTGTCAAACATCATTCAAAGCTTCGAGTGGTACAAGAATAAAAGAACCAAAAAGTTGATTGAGTATCTCATCGACGGCTCAAGGCTTGCAATCTTGGACAGAAATAACCACTGCGAGCTTATGGGTAAGGGATGGGAAGAAAAAGACGGTGTCCACTACTCGAACCACACCTATGCATACAAGAAATACACAGGGTATGCGTCCTCTCCTGCCTTCTACGGAAGAGCATGGTGGGACTATGACGATGACTGCCTCGTATGGGACAAGGACAAAAGAGCATACGTCAGAAAAAGCACCCTCAAGTCAAGCGGTACGACCGCACCAAAAAAGACAGAGGAGAAGAAAGAAAAGCCCCTCGACACAGACCCTTGGAGAAACTACTGGTATGAGTCAATGAAGGCCTACGACTTTGAAGAAGACTTCTGCCCGGTAACTGTGGATAACGATAAGTCGTACTGTGGAAAGTGTGCTCACTGTATGTACTGTTCAAATGTGGCTGCAGACGAAGCCTATGAAGCCTTAGTCGCAGTAGCGAACGCAAAGAAAGCGGCAGAGGCATAGGAGGCAGGGTATGCAGAACAAACACTTCCACCTCGATAAGGTCAAGCGTTACCTTGACGAGGTGTTTTTCAAAGATAAACTCAACATCAGTCTTAATACATACTCAAAGTGTGCAAAAGATATTTACAGGGTATTCTCATACCTTGAATGGCTCAATATCCGTGATGTTGAGTCATGGCTCAAGGGAAGTAAACTCAAGCTTGCGACCGACGAGGCAGAGATAACCTCACTCGCAAAAGAGTTTACTGTCAATCTCTCTGCCCTCACCAAGGGTAAAGAGAGAACTGTAAAAGATGTCTACTATTGGGCATTGGCTACCGCAATATGGGTATATGGCGGTATGGGCAATATAAATCCTGATTATCATAGGGGGTAAAAAATGGTACATGTAGGCGATAAAGTAAAGATTGGGTTTAGAGGGGCTGCATACTCAACTTACCCGGGATTTTTGGACTACTACCGTGAGGCGGCATCTTCAACTACAGCCGTCGAGCGTGTATGCTCTCAGTATGTACACGGACGCTCAGTGACGGAGGCAGAGGCACAAAACAGTGTGTTTACTGTTATGTTTGTAAGGGAGCACGGCGCTTTGACGGGTGAAAAACTTGCGCTGATAAATGACGGTAATGTGTCATATATTATCAACATAAATGCGCTGACCCTTCTTTCAACTGATATGCCTTTTACAGAAGGTGACAAGGTCTATATTATAGACTCGGGGCCGGTATACCCGGTATACAGTTCGTGGGATAGGCTCATAAAGCATGTGTCAACTGTTATACCTGACGGTGAGGAAGTACGACATAAGTGGATTGATGGTCATTCGCCGACAGCAGATGATGTTGGTGGTAAGTCACCTGAGTCTATATTCACTGTAAAGTGGATAGGCCGTCATGTTTCTCGTCCTGACGAGGATATCGTAGCAATTATTTCAAACAATAACAGAACCTACATTATGAGTGCAAGAGGACTTGCAGGTGCAGGGGAGAAAAGTTGGGATAAGTACATAATCTATGTACGTAACTGGGCAGTTGTAAATAAAGAAGCTGCTCAGTCAGTAAGGGATGCTACGGGCCCTAAGCCTTATGCTGAGTGGCTCAGTAATAAATCTTAGATAGTCATATAGGAGGTAAAATTATGACAGTCGAAAAGAAATCAAGAGTAATCGAGTACGATAGCCGTATCGTATCAACAGACGGACGTTTCTCACGCGTACTCAGTGAAAACGCAACAGAAGAGCAGAAACAGGCAGCAATCGACGACATCAAAAAGTACGAAGAGTCAGCCAAAGGTGTTCTTATGGCTCGCCTTATCGAGACAGGTGTGCTCAAGAAGGTGCTCAAGCCTGTCACACGCTACAAGGAAGAAAACGGTGTAAAGACCGTTATTGAATGGCAGGATTTGGAAGACAAGTCTCTCTACATCCGCCGTATGGCTCTCTATGCCCTTGATTCTATCGTTGATGATTGTAACGAGCGCACAGACTATTACACATTCACACCGGCCACAGAAGAGGACATCAAAGACCTTTGCATCTTGAATAAACTCAACAATCCCTACCACCCTGAAATGACCGCTTGGAACTGCGATAAGTGGGCAGAAAACATGTTCATCGGTGCAGACAAGGTAGAAGCAGGCAAGGACTACATCTTGGCCATCAACGACGATTGCGAGCGCTGGGAACTGTTCGAACTTGACCACATGTTGTCTCAGTTCAAGAAAATGGTTGACCACTTCGCAGACATCACAAAGGCTCAGAGAAAAGCCCTCAAAAAATAACTAACGAACGTTAGTTAGTCTCCACCCCGGGTATTCACTCGGGGTTTTTTAGTCTCCGAATATTGGAAGGACGCAGGTTCAAATCCTGCCGGAGACTGTAAAATCTTATCTAGGAGTAGCCTATGTTTGAAGAATACTGTCCTTACTGTAACGGATATACAGATTACACTCTTGACGATATTTCAAGTGGTGGTCGCATAACATGCACTATTTGCGGAAAGCGTATCCACGCCTGCCAAGCCTGTTTCAATCAGTGCAAGAAGGTAGGAAGAAAGATATGCTTTACTAATCCTGATTGGTACAAAAAGTATCATAAAAATAAAACTCGGTCATAGGAGGTAAATATGAACCAGTTAAACTCATTGATTTTGGAAGGGAACCTTGAAGGTTCAGTCAAGTACTCTGAGGGAGACTCAGGTATCGGACAGGCTTCTTTTACAATTTCTGTTAAGCGTTTTTATAAGACAAAAGACGGAAACAACGCAGAAGAAGTCTCTTACTTCGATGCTGAGGCCTACGGCAATATGGTTGACCTCATGCGTAAGTCTAAGGAACATCAGGGCCTGCGTGTAGTTGGAAGACTCAAGCAGTCATTATGGGAAGACGATGAGGGAGACACACGCTCACGTGTCTTTGTGGTTGCAGAACATATAGAGCTTAAAAAGGAGGCCTAGTATGGCAGAAAATGAAAACTTCGGATACGAAGGATGTACTCTCACAGTAAAGACATCAGATGTTGACAACAAGGTAACTTTTGCACCTTTTGCAAAGGATGAAAAGCAGATTGACATTCCTGTACAGGACGTAAACCCTGACCCGGGACTTATCTATGCCCTTGCAGTTGCAGCAGCGGGACGACATCACGTACTTGTGTACGGACAGCCTCTGAAAGGCAGAGATTTTATCACTGCTAAGATTACACAGTTCATGCCTAACCTTATGGCAGAAGAGCAGCTCAGTGTTAACCGTATCTACTCTATTGCAGGACTTTTGAAGCCAAATCAGAAAATCATTCAGCGTCCTTTCCGTATGCCTCACCCTACAGCAAGTATCGAGGGTATGTGTGGCGGAGGTGCTCAGTGCCTTCCCGGTGAAGTTTCCTTTGCACATAACGGAGTTCTCTTTCTGAAGGATACCTTGGAGTTTAAGACTTCAGTTCTTCAGATGCTTAATGTTCCTATGCGTAATGGTAACATATCTCTATCAAGAGCAGGAAGAACTACAGTTTACCCTGCAGACTTACAGCTTGTAATGACGACAAATCCTTGTCCTTGTGGAAACCATGGAAGCAGTGATAAAATCTGTCTCTGCTCTATGGATAGTATCAGACAGTACTGGAAAAAACTTCCTGCTGCTCTGACAGAAATGGTTGGTATCAGATACAACACTGATAATAAGATAGCACCTATGTTCTACGGCTTTGATGACCTGCGTGCACGTGTGAAGAACGCTGTGAAGAAACAGCTTGACAGACAGGGTAAGTTCAACCAGCAGTTGACTGATGATGAGGTGAACAACCTTCAGATTACATCTATGGCCAATGCATCACTTGAAAGTGCAACCATAAGATATGGATTTTCAGCCAAGGAAGTTCTGAGTATCAAGCGTGTAGCACGCACTATCCTTGATATGAAGGACGGTAACTGGACTGAAATTGGTCTTCCAAGCATGAGCTATGCTATTTCACTTCATGCAACCTTTCCTGAAGCAATAAGATAGGAGGAATTATGGAACAGCAGTTGATAGAAAAAATCAAAAATCACACCACGGATGATGTTGACAAGGCTATGATTGTAGCCCGCCTTAAGGTAACTCACGAGGCTCTTAAGGTTCACCTTAATGAGTTGTCAGAGGCCCTTGAAAACCTTCGGGACTTCTGTGCAGAGAAAAAGTTTGAGCTTGGTATGATGGACTTCTCTCTTATCATGGCCTTTGACGATATGTTTATCCACGACTCTTCTCTGATGCATACTAACGGTGTTCCCTGCCTGTGTACCTTTGGAAGCAAGGAAGAGATTGAAGCCCTCTTTAAGGCTATTGAACACGCCATTGACAAGTAGCACAGTAGTGCTATACTTAAAGAGCTCAATCCTGCGTTGCAGGTGTAGCAAACCTAGCGTTGCTAGGCATATATCTTAAGGGCTAAGTCCCGAAATTAGGAACAGCTGGGGGGCTGGAAAAAATCCCCTACCTCTTAAATTAATTTTCTATGTTCACACTTGGCCCTCTAGTCTGTCAGATTAGGGGGCCTTTCTTTTAAGGAGGAATATATGCGTATTGTAGACGCAACAGAGTTGCACGTATCAATAAGTCGTGGCAACGAGAAAATGGGAGCGATACCGTCGGTGTCTCTTCCACCGGTTAAGACCTGCTCACCTGAAGCTGTAAAGCTCTGCGGTAAAAAGTGCTATGTACGGCGCTATGTATTGCGAAGGCAGAAGACAGTAGGAGCGGCCTACGAAAGAAATCTCTACATACTGAGAAGTGACCCTAAGAAGTTCTGGCGCGAGGTAAACGCAGCGGCAGCTATGACAACTCACTTCCGCTTTGGGGTGAGCGGAGATATTCCTAACCTTCCATATCTTTTGGATATGATTTGGGTTGCAAACAATAACCCTCATTGTCAGATACTGTGCTTTACAAAGCAGTATGAGATTGTAAACTTTCATTTGAAGGAACATTCTTTCCCTGACAATCTGCACATCATCCTTTCTGCTTGGAAAGGACTTCCTATGGATAACCCTCACAATCTTCCTGAGGCCCATGTATTCTTTAAGGACGGAACTACCACAGCAAAGGACGGAGCACGCTACTGCAGCGGTAACTGCTATGAGTGTGCTGTAGCTAACGCAAACTGCTGGTCGCTTAAAGAGGGCGAACAGATTATATTTAAGGAGCACTAATATGAAAAGATATGTAGGTATAATGTATGATGACCGTGAACCTAATGTTATCACGGAACGTTTTGTAAGCTCTGTCAGAAACGAAGTAAAGGACAAAATAGACAGGGTGTACCGTGATTTTACAGACCCTGATGACGGAGTACGGCCGCTGCATCTTCAGTACGACATCAAGGAAGAAGACGCGGTTTCTCTCCTGCTTAATCAGGAAGAGCTCAAGGTTTTAGTAGATATAGTTGATGAAGCAAGTATTTCAAAGTATGGAAGAATAATTTATCGTATTTCTAATATGCTTAATGGAAAACTAAAATGTTTTAAGGAGCACTAGTATGTTCAAGGTAACTATCTATGATGACGCTAAGCCGTCATTTCCTTTTGAGATTTTCACTGATGAAAATGAACTCAAAGCGGTGAGTAAGGGTATGAACGCCCTACGCTACTACCGCCGCTCAGGTAAAGCACCAATAGGTCGCTTTGCTATAAAGCTTACAAAGGAGGTTTAATGAGAAAGGTAGTTTTAGATTTAGCTTATTGGGAAGGAAAGATGGACAAGCCTAATGAGTTTGACTTGGCAGCAATCAATGACGCATTTAAGGAGTATGGAACAGAACGTCGTGATATGTTGGAAGAGGAAAAACTTGTGCTGGCTGAAATACTTCTTGCTTCCTGTATGCGCTTCAGTGACGATGAGCGCGGTGACCTTATAAACAGAACGGTTGCCAAGTTTGACCAGTTCTTTGCAGTAGAGCCTATGTTCTATGCCCACGAAGGACAGATTTATAGGGTTTGGCGTTACTCATACAAGGACTATGTAAAAGCAATTCCTGCTGTATGGGCTAAGAAGGCAATCGACTCTATCTATACGAGACTTGGAGTTGAGCTTGATGAGGAAGAAATTGATAAGGTATATAAATCAGACTTCCTTTACTCTGCTTTCTTTGAGCTGGTTGCCGAGACATTGTCTGACCGCGCCTACTTCACTATTGACTGTAAGGAAAACTTCAGACTCTTTGAACAGGTAAGCTACTTTAATATGTGGCATTTATTTGGAAAGATGGGCTTTGAAGGACTGTCTCCTTACGAGGTTCTCGCAGACATCGGCGTGGTCACACCGCCTTCATCACAGTGGAAGGCTGTTGCTCTTTCTGAGCGGCACTGTTATCAGCTTGAGGAAATCAGAAGCCGTACCCGGGGTAGGGATTATCCTTCTGCCTACGAGAACATATTTTTGATTGACCTCGCAGGAGTATAATTATGTTTATTATTTATCCATCAGATGTAACACTCTATGTGAAAAAACCGTTGCACAGAGCTAATGGTAAGATTGAGTACAGATTGTCGAATAACAGGGATGATGCCTATGATTTTGACGTCGTAGACAAAAAGTTCCTAGAGTATCTCGACAAGAACTTTAAGGAACGAGGTCGTATAGAAAAAGTTCCTTGGTATAAGCCTGACCAGCTCAGAGTTGTAAATACAGATGTAAAATTGTAATTTCCCACTTGACAGTTTTCACAAGTGGGTATATATTCAATATCAGACGGAGTAAATTATGTTAGTTGTAGGACAAGGCAGAAAGAGCTTTGCACCCGGGGTAAGCTTTAATGAAGTGTTACATGAGTACCACTACAAAGGTAAAAGACTTTCAGGAGTTACAGGTAAAATCTGTGATAGGATGAAGCTGAACTTTAAGGAGGCTGAAAATCAGGTAGCAGAGCGTTGTGACGAAGGAAGTCAGGTTCATGCCTGGATACAGAATTGGATTGACTCCGGCAGGTTTGAAACAGTGCACACAGGAGCTACATGGGTAAAGGAAGAGTTGACAAAACGTTACTCTTCTCCTGACGTTCACGCGGTGGCTATGTCAGAAGTTCTTGTATGGGACTTGAAGGACTATGCTTCAGCGGTGGACATCATAGTTGAGCACGACGGCATATATGACCTGTACGATATTAAAACAGGAAAGTTTAAGCCTGAGTACCTTGCATGGCAGCTTGGGTGCTACAAGTGGTTCTTAGAGCTGCAGGGTAAAAAAGTTGGCAAGTGCGCATGTATATGCGTTCACGATAAAATGTTTTACAGAGTCCTTCCTCGAGACACTGAGGACGTAAAGACTCTTCTGTATGGTGCCAAAGGAGGTAAATAATGGCAGAAATCAAAGAAGTATCTTTCACAAGAAAATTCAACTTGGGTGGATACGAAATGATGGATGTGTCGCTCACAGCGACTATCGGGCCCGAAGACAGCGTAGACGAAGTCTTCAAGGCATTAGACAGAAAGACCGTTGAGGTCAGAAATAAAGTTCTTAAGAGCTAAGGTGGTAAATATGGCTAAGAAAAAGGAACAGAAGAAACTAACGGATGCAGAGCTCTTGTCTCCTCTTCCTGCCCTCTCTCTTCCTAAGAAAGAAGAGGTTGTATTCCCTAACGCAGACAATACGCTTGCAGCTCAGAAGGAGTTCTTGGAGCTCCGTCTTGCAACTGTTCTCAAAATGGAAATGACCGACGAGAACATTGAGCGTGTGCGTGTGATTAAAAGAGGCGTAGTTGGATGGCGTAATGCTTTTGACAAGCAGGTCAAAGAATATGTCAAGGCAACCTACAAGGGCCCTATGGATGTATTCAAGACCGCGGCAGATGCGATTATGGACGACATTTCCAAAATGGAAGCACAGTGTGATGAAATCCTTGACAAGGAAGAAGAGAAGCGCCGTGCACAGGTAAACGCAGCAATCGACGGACTTATTGAAGACCTTGCTGATGAGTTTGGCTTTGAGTTTGAAGTTGAACGCAAGAAGGAATACTACAATAAGTCAGCTGACATGAAGGCTGTAGCACAGGACTTGCGTGAACAGTATCAGGCAGAGGCTAATGTACGGAAGCAGAAGGAAGCTGACATCAAGCTTATTGAAAAGGCCTGTGGTGGTGAGTTTGCGGACTACATCAACCCTAAGACTTACATAGATATGCTTGCCTATGAGCCTGCATCTGTGGTGTTTGAAAAGGTCGAGGCTGAGAAGGAAAGACTCCGCGCCAAGTTCGCTGAGAAAGCTATGGCTTCTCCTGCCCCTGCTGAGGCACAGGAAGAGCCAATGCAGATTGGAATTAAGGTCAACAAGGAAGCTATGAAGAGTGACTTCCCGGGTCTTAATAAAAAGATGACTCTTGAGCTTGAATACCCTGTTGACTTGGGTGACGAGCTGACTCGTATCTTTGGTGAGCTTCGTAAGAACGGAGTAAAAATGCGTGTGCTTAAGGTTGAAGAACCTGAAGTACCTGTGTTCTAAGGAGTGTCTATGAGTCACAACTCTAGGTTAAGTAGGATATATTGGTGCATGATTGTATGTAACTACTTGGGCAGCGTGGAACGAGTTATTGACTGTTTCCCATTCCACCTCCTGCCCTTTTTCGGCGCTAACGGTCAGAGGAACTGACACCAGCTGAAGTCCCTCACAATTACTTCGGCTTTTACCCGATAGCAGGGTTCAATTCCCTGCAGCGCCAGAGGCCTTTTTAGGCCCATGAAGACTCTCTCCAAGGGAAGGATGGTGAACGTATCCACCGGAGATACGTAAGCGAAAGCGAGTAGGCAGAGGTCTCCTAAAGGGTAATCATCACTCTGTTCTGCGGTTAGTCGGCTTTAAGGCTTTTTGGAAAAGCTCCTCGGTTGCCGCCGAGGTGAGGGGTTCGAAACCCCGGCTGGCTTTACGGCTTTCTGAACGCGTCGGCAGGAAGCTTAGAAATAAGGGCGCACGAGAAACGTTTTACGTTTTTACGTTATTACCAATTTACGGAGGTAGCTAATATGGCTACAAAGAAGACACCTGCAAAGCAGGAAACAGCTGGAGTACCAGCTACACAGGGTGCTGACCTCAATGCTATGATTGCACAGGCAGCACAGGCAGAAGCAACAATCCGCGCTGAAAGCGGTTCTAACTTGCTGTGGCTCAAAATCCTTGACCCATCAGCAAACGAACTTGTTGAAGGTGATGTTGCTTATATCAAGGGTGCTAAGGCACGCGATTTCGTTATCGCTTCGTCTAAGACACGCCTCGGTCAGACTTTGGACGCCACAATCGTTGGTATGTTCAAGGTATTTGCAGAAGTTAAACCTGCTGCAAGCAAGGCAGAAATGCCTAAGACTGTAGGTTACTGGCATCCGGCCGATGCTATGCAGGTTCCACTCGAAGGAAACTTCGACAGACCACTTGCAAACGGTAACGTACTGCAGCCTGTGCACTGGGTATTCTTGTACCTGCACGACCACCCTGAGCTCGAGGGAGTAGTTCTTTCTTTCCGTTCAACAGGAAACAAGTACTACAATGAACTCGAGAAACTTGTAAAGGCCAACAGTAAGATTGCTCCTGAGCTTCGTATCACAATCGGCACACAGGCCGTAAAGAACGAGACTTACAACAAGACTTACTACTACCCTAAGTTCGACCTTCAGGAACAGCGCAACTGCGCTTACTCTCCTGAGACAGGACTTCAGTCAGTAAAAGGTGGCCTTACAAAGGACGAGCTGATGGATGTAATGCAGCGCTACACAGAAATGTACAAGGCTTTCACCGAGTACACAATGGTAGCTAAGCGTCAGAACATCGCAGGGCTTATCCCGGGTGCTCAGAGCCGTACTGTAGCAGAAATTGCTGAGGACGAAGACTCTGAGGGAGAGGCAGTCCGCTTCTAAAAACAAAGCCTCCTAGCGACGGCGGCTAGGAGCAAAAGGCAGGAGTAAGGTTTAGTAAGATTTACTTTCTCCTGCCTTCTTTTTCGGGAGTAACGGGCAGAGGAACTGCCAAGGGTTTGAAGTATTTTCCCTTCATCGGTAGCAGGGTTCAATTCCCTGCACTCCCATAATACTAAGGAGGACGGTATGTTTTATAAAGTAATAGCAGGCGGCAAAGCCTACTACTCAAAAGATATCATTAAGCAGTATTATCATTGTGGCGACGACTTGCAGCCAAGAATTATGAACGGCACACTCACAGCCGGTGTAATCTTGGACAGGATTGTTTATGCTCCTGCGTCAGCAAAAGAAGCTGAGAACATGGACAAGATTTACAGTCCTGTTGTGCAGGATTTAGACAAGCTGATTAAAGAGTTTGTTAAGATTGGCAGCGGCGCAAACAATTTGACCTGCGTGGGCTTTGACCCTAAAGAGCCGAGTTATGAGTATGGTTCGTTTTCATTCATAAAGTTTACTGCTGTAGCAAGTAAATCTAAATACCGAGACCAGCCACATCTTCCTATACTCGAAGTATGCGGAACAAAATACGTGGCTCTCAAATGTATAAAGAGAGGCGAGTTTTACTATATCGGCTAGGAGGGGAATATGGACTCAGAAAAACTGCTCAGGGATTTCTATGCCATTTTCCACGGAAGCCGGGCGAAGTACGTTATTCACCAGCCGCCTTTTACGCAGGAAAGCTCAGGTAAGAATAAAGCAAAGCGTGTGTTTTACGCTCTGCTTAATCCTAAAGATAAAGAGAATAAAATTAAAAAACCTGTCTCTATTGAAGACTATCGTATGCACCTCAACGGTGAGCAGGGTTGTGCTATAGAGCCTTTGTGTAACGTCACAGACGACGAAGGAAATATCATAGCACGCAACATGTGTTACTACGGAGTTATTGATATTGATGTTTATGGTCAGCCGGGACAGTTCCTGCACCTTATTCGTCGTATGTACGCTGTAGGGTGGAAGTTTACTGCCTGTCAGTCAAAGAGCTCAGGTCTTCATATCTACTTCATGTTCAAACAGGCAGAGGACGCAGGAAAAGTAATCGAGCTGCTTCAGAAGATTATCACAGTCTACGGACTTGATATGCTCTACTGTGACGACAAGCACAAGAGTAAGGTTGAGTACTTTCCTATGCACGCCACAGAAGTTCCGGGCGAGGACGGTAAATGTGTCTTCCTGCCTTACTTCAATGCTGCCTCAGGCAAGGCTATGAACAGAATGATTTCTGTTGATGGCAAGTTCCTTGGTATTGAGCAGGCACTTGAGACAATTAAAGCTAACTATACAACAGTTGCTGAAATGGAAGAGACACTTGCAAAGCTTCCTTATTCGGATGCTCCGTTCTGTATTCAAATGATGGCCCTCACAGGCGCTCTCAATGCAAACGCAGGAAGAAACAAGTTTTTATTCCATGCCTGTGTATACTTCAAGAAGAAATATGGAAAGGAATATGACTACCTTCCTGAACTTCTTGACCTTGATAACTGTATGGAAGCTCCTCTTCAGTATGAGGACATGCAGGGAATTGAAAGTACTTATGCTTCTGCCAATGGCAAGGAGTGGAACTACTCCTGCAAGCATGACCCTATGTGCTCTTACTGTAATCGCAGAGAGTGCGCTAAACGTCAGTATACTGCGTGTCAGAAGAGTAATCCGCAGCAGAATGAAAACACAGGAGCTGATGTGATGGGGCCGATATCTAAGGTATTAGCTCGCATCCCTTACTATCTGTGGGAAATTGCCGCACCGGGTAAAGAGCCTAAACTTGTACGTTTTGAGGACGCCTCAGAGCTTCGCAATCAGCTTGTAGTACAGACAAAGTGTATTGACCAGCTAGGGTGGATGCCTCAGCAGGTAAAGAACAACATTTGGATTGACATACTGAACCATTGTATGGAAGGGATGAGTGAGCGTGAGATTGAAGTATCAGCTGAAAGTGATACAACCGAGCTCAATGAGCTTCATTCCCTGCTTGTGAAGTATTTGACTCACCGTCAGGTTACGAACGGTGCTTCATATATGATTAATGCCGGTCAGGTTTATAAGGAAGACAACAAGTACTACTTTTCAACCGACGGTGTAAAAGACTATCTTCGTATCGAGCGTTTCTCACTCGGTCGAACAAACCTTCGTGAAGAGCTTATGCACTTTGGATGTACTGAAGGAAGTGTAAGCTACAACACGAAGTCAGGAAAGAAAGTTACTATCAAGTGCTGGGTCAAGGATGTTGACGAAGAACTTGAAAAGCGCTTTGAGTACTACGACGACATGTACGAGCAGGATGCTTTCCGCGCCGCAGCTATTCAGCTTCAGAGCAAGAAAGAAGATACTGAAGACGACAGCGCAGAGTACAGCGAAGCAGGAGACGAAGACAGCCGTTTCTAGGAGGTAGAAATGAGCAGGAAGTGGAAGAAACTGTGGGCTGATGCTATTGCTACAGTATTAATCAGCCTGTTCTGCACAGCAGTGGGGTTAGGGCTTTTATACATTGTGTGTGGACTTATCTCCCTGCTTTATAGAGTTCTCATAGGAGGTTAAATATGAGAGTGGTGGATTACAAACAGACAAAAAGTAAGTATGATGCAGTGAGCTTTATAAACACAATGCCGGATGAGTGTATCTATGAAATTACTGTACACGGTAAGGAGTTTGACCCTGCAAAATGCAGACCCTTAAAGGTTTACATCAATGACCAGCTTGTGTATTCATTACACCCTGCTGAAGGTAACTATTGGAGCAAAAGATTAGGTGATTTTTACCTGTCAAAAACCGAAGGTTGGCAACTCTGTAAGTTTCTTGAAAGCTACGCTGAAGGTGGTATTACACCTCATTGGTGGCCTTACGCAGAACGTAATATCCAGCGACATGAAGACCCGCTCAAAGAGCTTCATGTAGCTATGCTGCAGGGAAATAACATAAGCATAAGGTTTGTGGAGTAGGTCTTATGGTGGTGAGATTTAATACAGACGATGTAACAATTCATTTAGCCTCAGCAGGGGCCGGGAAAACGACTACTGCCATGAAGGTTATCACAGACGCATTAAGGTCTTACAGACCTGACGAGATTGCTTTTGTTACCTACACCCGAAAGGGTGTTGAGACAGGTATAGCAAGAGCTTTAGCTGTAAACAAAGACCTGACGCCTGATGACCTTATGCACTTTAAGACACTCCATGCGCTCTGCTTCCGTGAGGCTCACTTAGCTAGAAAGAACATCATTACAAACTCAGATATAGCTCAGTTCAACTCGGAGCTGGGTTTCTCCCTGACTATGAACGATGCCTTCGGTCATGTAACTGAGGACGACAGACTTCTTCAGCGCTACGACGCTGAGCGCTCAGGCAGCAAGCGTGGTGTATTTGTAGACGGGAACTATGACCGCTTCAGATACGACCGCCTTGTAAACGCTTATAAAGCCTTCAAAGAGGGCCATGACCTTGTAGACTTCTATGACTGTCTTTTGAAATATATGGAAAACGGAGAACCGCTTCAGGGCGTAAAGATTGCCCTCATTGACGAGTGCCAAGACCTGACACCGTTACAGTGGCAGGTATGTATGAAAGCTTTCTCAGAAGCAGAGAAAGTAATCTGCTTAGGTGACGACTTTCAGTGCTTGTACACTTACAATGGCGCCGCGCCTGAGCTCTTGGTCGAAATGGCCGGGCACTATAAGACTGTGAAGCACGAGATTTCGTACAGACTCCCGAGAAAGGTTTATGAGTTCTCTAAGGGAATTACAGACCTCATTCAGGAAAAAGTTGAGAAAGACTATAGGCCTGCGGATGACCGTGAGGGCTTTGTAACAACTCTTCCTGACCGTAACGTTTTAGCTCGCACTATCCGTGACGACCTCAAGTCAAACGGACTCAAGCCGGGCCGCTGGTATCTTCTGTTCCGTACAAACTGTTTCATCGGTGAAATGGCTTCAGTGCTTGAACAGTTCATAGTTCCGTATCACACAAGCAAAGGCTTTTGTATCTGTGAGCGGGATTTAAATAAGATTGAGCGCTACTATAACTACCGAAAGGTAGGATACGGAAACGAGAGTGCCAAGCAGAAGTTTATGGAAGAGTATAAGATTGCGGATATAAACGACAGCTTTATGCACTCAGAACTTATTCCGGGAAAAGAAAGATACTTCTATCAGGACTTGGTAGACACTTGGGGCCTTGAGACCTTAAAGAGTATGTCAAGGATGACAGAGCCTTTCTGTCTGCTTTCTACTGTACATAAAGTAAAGGGTGGTGAGGCAGACTATACGGCGATGTTTATGGACTGTACTAGGGTTGTCAGTGAGAACATTACGCTCAACGCTGACGAAGAGCTTCGAGTCCTGTATGTTGGCTGCACGAGAAGCAGAGAAGGGCTGTACCTTATCCCTGCCTCGGGCAAGTATTCCCTGTCTAAACTTATTGATATTGTGAAGGAGCTGAACGATGATTAAAGCTATAATTTACAGACAATCAATCAGGGATTGTGAACTTCGTCACAGAAAGCTCCGCCTGAGCAGAAAAGAATGTATCTTTCTGTATGGACAGCTTTTCTGTGAACACTTTAGAGAAAAGGTTCAAGGCAGATGGAAGCAGGTTATGGTCGATGAAACAATCAAGCTTGACGGACTGACCAAGAAAGATTTTGAAAAGCTTTATAAGATGTAGGAGGTTTTATGAGCCAAAGCGGTTGTTTTAAGGAAGAGACCTGTAGCAGGTGTCCTAACTTTATGACAGTTCCTGCCTGCTACAAATGTCGTGTATACACCGGAGACCCTTGTGCACCTGACTTCAGCGGAAAGGGCATTGAGGTAACAAAGAGTTGGAAAGACTATGAGAAGGCTTGTGATTTTATAGCCCAAAACTTTATCAGAATGGAGTAGTGTATGAGTAGATATGGACAAGTAACTTGGCATATAGAACTTACGCCTGAGGAAGTTGAAGTTTTAGACATTATGACAACCACAACGCTTGCACAGAGTATATGCGTAGGAGAAAAGCTGATACCGGCGCAGCAGAGCCTGTATAAGAAGATTAAAGATATGATAGCAGTGTCTAAAAAATATCCAGGTTGTCAGGAAGGCGATTGGGCAGTCAGAGATAAGGAGCCACTATGACAGAAGTAGATAAACTGATGGAGCTTGCAAATGATTTTATGGAAGCACATAAGACCGACTCGGCCGTGCTTGTGGTTTCACAAGAGACTTTTGCAAAGATTATGCACCACCTCAAGAATGTGAAGGTTGACAAGAACTATGCAAGTGGAAAGCTTGGGGTACATACAGTACAAAGTGACGGCTTTGTCAAAGACGATAGCGTTGTGTTGTGGTGGCCGCCTGAGAAAGTAGACTTTAAGCCGGGATGTTTTCTTCCTGACTTTGTAGACCCTGAGGTTGAAAAAATGCGGAAGCATATAGATAATGCTAAGAAAGAGGAACTGCGTAAGCAAGTAGATAATGACAAAAAGGAGTAACTATGAAGTTTGAAAAAACAAGTGTCTTTAATTTTGATGGAGCTTTCAGAGGTATGCGTAACCCGATGAACTCTTGGGATAAGAGTGACAGCTATTGGAAGCAGACAACTAAGTTTGAAGACGGCTATCGTATGTTCGAGTACAGAGTAGGACACAGCGACCTTGAGCTTGCTCAGAAGCTTATCAAAGCAGGAAGTGAGCACCGTAAGTTTATGCGACAGATTTTTGTCTCTGTAGACATTACAGCTCCGCTTTATTGGTGGAAAGAGTTTGACACCTATAAGGTAGGTACTGTGGCAAACAGCACAAGCACAATGCACAAGCTTGCTTCAACTCCGATTACAGAAGACTGCTTTGAAATGGACGACTTTGAAGACTTGGATGATATAGGCTATATGCTCAATACGCCGATGTCTACAGGGTTTTATTGGTATCATACAGTAAAATATATGGAACTCCTGAGACAAAAATACAATGAAACAAAGGACATCCGCTATTGGAAAGAGCTTATAAGGCTTCTTCCTGAGTCTTGGCTACAGAAGCGCACAGTTACCTTTGACTATGAAAACCTTCTTGCTATCTGTTCAAGAGGACAGAGAAGATTTCACAAACTCACTGAATGGAGCACAGCATTTATTGACTGGGCTAGGACACTTCCTTATGCTCAGGAACTAATATTCATTGATGAGGCAGAAAATGAGAACAGTAACTAGAGACTGGCTTGAGCATGGAGAAGACCACGGTTTCTATCTGATTGGTGATAAAGACCGCGAGGACTTTTACCCTGCTATCATTGGTCTTGCAAAAGACAAAAGCCATGTGGCTTATAGCTTCGAGCGCCTTTGTGAGTGCTTTATGAAGCAGAATAACTGGACTTGGGAAGAAGCTTCTGAGTGGGTTATTTATGACGTTGAGCGGGCGCTTCCGTACTACGGTGAGCGTGCACCTGTAATACTTCCGAATAACTTTATCTCAAGCAGAAATAAAATATACGAACCTATAAAGGTCGAAGGAGCTAGAAATGGCAAAATGTAAAGTCTGTGGAATACAGATACCACGGGGAAGAATTGTCTGTGACACATGCACTGAGGAACTGAGGATGCAGGCGCCTACAGCTGACAAGATAAAGCCTTGGGAAATGGCTCAAGCTTCGGTGATGAAGGGTCTTATGGATGACCCGTTTGGGGACGCAACACCTACACAGCGTAAAATCCGTGAAATCACAGAAGCTATGAAGGATTTGCTTCTGTACAAGAACAATAAGTACGGGGACAGTGCAATCAGTCCTAAAAAGATTTTCTATAAAGGCGACAGCACAAACTCTATCCTTATCCGTCTTGACGATAAGCTTGGACGAGTTATGTCGAATACAGAGGATAAACCCCGCGTTAATGATGTCTGTGACATTATTGGCTACTGTACTCTCCTGCTTATCAGCATGGGAGTTACAGCAGAAGATATTACAAAGTTTAAGGACTAAGGAGGTCTATATGGATTTTAGCTGGGCTTTAAGACAGTTGAAGGAAGGCAAAAAAGTTTGCCGTTTAGGGTGGAACGGTAAGGGTATCTATATCGAGTTGCAGCGACCTGACGAGCACTCAAAAATGACACAGCCTTACATTTACATTGTAACTACAGGGCTTCAGTCAGATAACCCTAACGCACCGCGTGGCATTGTTCCGTGGCTTGCTTCTCAGACAGATATGCTTGCAGAAGATTGGATAGTATACTAGGAGAACAAAATGCTTGGACTAAATGAATATCAGAAAAAAGCACACGAGACTGCAAACTATCCTGAAGGCTGCGTAGGTGGCATAAATGCCAACCACACATCTTGGCTCTACCCTGCTCTTGGCTTGGCAGAGGAAGCAGGAGAAGTAGCCGGAAAGTTTGCTAAGGCTATTCGTGACAGTGCCGGGAAGGTAGACGAAGAACGCAAAACTGCTATCGTCAAAGAGCTCGGAGACGTTATGTGGTTTGTAGCTGAGCTTGCTACTTGCCTTGACGTTGACCTAGATGTAGTTGCCGAAATGAACTTGCAGAAACTTGCTTCACGCGCAGCTAGAGGAAAGATACATGGCGACGGCGACGACAGATAAGGCTAAGAAAGTTCGCTCAGGTATTCCCTGTGACGAAAAGGGTCTTTTAGAGTTTGAAAAGACTTGGAAAGACATGGAAGACTGTTTTGAGCGACTTTATGGTAGCAAGAAAAAGCATTAGGTAGTATAATAAAGAATAACTACCTATAGGAGGATATTATGGGTGCAGTATTAACTGATGATGTTCCAGTAGCAAACCTTATCGAGCCTTCAGGATACAATGTTCCTGCTGACTTGCTTGGAAAGACTTGGGGCGATGTTAAGGCTTCAGGAGACGTTACTCTCATTGAGCTTTCAGCTACAGAGAATAAAGTCTACACACCTGACACAGGTAAAGCTTATAAAAAGGTAACAGTAAATGTTTCTGCTAAGCTTTCCGCTTGGAAAAACGATACAGCTATCGTTTATACCAAAACCGCAGAGCCTACAACTTCTGATAAGGCTCTTGTTCCTGCCTCTACCGGCCTGAGTGAAGCAGTAATCGCAGCAGTTGCTGACGCATTTGCTTCAATCACAATCGGTGAAACAACCTACACACGTTACTCTGACGGAGACGTCACAGTACTCTAAGCTGTTAAAAGTGCATATCTTTTTATGCACTTTTAATTAAAAACAAATAATTTTTATTGACAATTATTATTGGTAGCTATATAATGATTGTAGACTTCATGTGAAGGAGGACGAGAATGAACTTTTTCAAGCAGAAATGGGTAAAGGTTACAGCATGGGTTGTACTCTTTGCTGACCTTGTGGTGCTCTTCTTAGGCGGAGTAACACAGAAAGAAGTTTCTGATGCAGTTGCCTTAGGCTTCATCGCAATCGGCGCAGTTGCTGCTATCGTAGCATTTATCGCTGAGC